TCATTGAGGCCGATTCCGCCCGCTCCACGCGCCGTGGATCAGCTCCGGGCGCCCGCTATCCCGCGAATAGATGAACGACGTCTGCTTGCTCCCGCAGTTCGGGCAGTGCAGCAGCCGCTTGAGGTCGCCGGCCATGGCGGGATGGTCCGGCCCGAGCCGACCGGCAAGGGCTGCGAGATCGACCGGCTTGTGGAACCGGCAGTCGTCGCAATAGGCCTCCACCCGCATCGATGCAGCGATAAGCGAGGCGAAGGTCCAGACGTCGCTCACAGCAGCCACCAGACCACCGCGATCACCACGGCCATGCCGACAGCGCCGCCGAGGCAGCCGAGCCGGGTTGAACGCGGGTAGGCTTCGCTCACGGCCTGTGGATGATCCTCTCGATAGGCACGAGGATGCTAGCCTCATCGGCGGCGGCTGCGAAGGCCTTGCGCGCGGCCGAGGCGTCCTTGATGCCTTCCAGGGCGTCGACCACGGCCTGGCGCGCCGTGCGATGCCGCCGGGTAGGCTTGGCCGGCCACTGGTTGAGCAGGGCGTCGGCCGCCTGCAGGGCCGAGGTCACGACCCGGATCTTGCCGGGAGGCCCGAGCAGCACATGCACGGGCTCGTCGAAACGCTTGTCTTCCACGCGGTACTCCCGAACTCGGACAACACTACAGCGAAAAGCCGCCCGGTTGGACCCGCGGCGGCTTTGCATTTTTACGCAGTTTCTGCGTATTTCTGTTGCGCAGTTTCTGCGTATATGCAATAGTCATTTCACCGAAGCAATCCCGCTTCGGCAACTGGACTAGGAGGCAACCATGAGCGTCAAGCTCACCTTCCAAGTCCGGATCGGCAAGTGGAGACTAGCACTCTCCATCAGCCGGTAACCCGGAGCCGGGTGGGGGTCCAAACCTCACCCGGTCCCGAATATAGCAAAGCAAGGGGAGACCTTCAATGACGCCTATGGGACTTCAGGAACTGCGCAAGTCGCTCGACCTCTCGCAGACTACCATGGCGGATGAAATGGGCCTGTCGCTCCGCGCCTATCAGGAGATTGAAAACGGCAGGTCGCCATTCCGTAAGCTGCATGTTCTGGCTGCCGAAAGGATTGCCCTGGCCCATGCCGCGCGGGCCAGTCATCCCGGCGCGCTGCCGGCCTCGGTGCTGTCCGACATCATCGTCGTCGCGCGTTCCATCAAAGCGGCAAGTCGCGCAGGTGCCTCCTAAAATACAAAAAAAGCCCCGCCACCTTTCGGCGGCGGGGCTTCGTCGTCAGGGTACGCGGCAGATCAGCCGGCCGGCCTGAAGTCCAGATAGAACGTGCTGCCGGGCTCGATCTTGCCGATCAGGGCCGGATTGGCGATCGTGATCGTCAATTCACCGGACGGCGAAAACTTCGCAAAAGTGTTGTTCTCGTCGCTGCCATCCTCCGGATAGCCGCCGCTGCGCGCCACGCAGTTCATCGTCACCTTGTCGCCGCCGTTCCAGCGCTCGACACGCGACACCGTCATCTTTGCTCGCATTTTGGTGGACATTTCAGTCTTCTCCATTGTGATTGCCCGGAGCCGCCGGGCGCGGATTGTCAGGGCGGCGGCCGGCCGGTGAGATAGGTGTAGAGCCAGGCCACCCAGCCGACAGCGGCGACCACGCCCACGCCGATCCTGATGACGATCGCGCCTGCCGTGCCGGCGCCCAGCGCGCGTTCTCGCATCTTCTCGACGCCGTCGGTCACGCCGCGCATCTTGATGATGCTGTCTTTCACCGAGTTCATGTCGACTTCCAGATGCGTGGTTCTCAGCACGAGCTTGCCGAGTTCGTCGCGCACGCCCTGCCGGTAGTCTGCCGACTTCGCCTCCGATTCGGCGGCGACGGTCTTCAGATCGTCGACCTTGCTGTTCAGGCCCTTCATGGAGCCGATGAGTTCGCCAACCTGCTGGTAGATATCGGTTAGGCTGGTGTCCGTCATTTCCGCCCTCTGATTGCCGCTGCGATTGCCGAGAAGCCCATGCCGACCGCCTGGACGCCGAAGAACGACAGCAGGATCGTGCCCTGGTATTCGTCGAAGGGCGCAGGATATTTCGGAATGCCCCAGCCGAACCTGCCGATCGTGTCGAGCGTCACGGCGAGATAGTGCGCCGTCGCGCATCCCGCGATCACAGCGGTGATCAGCCGCATCTCCCAGAAGCCCGCCGTGGCGAGGCGGATTTCCTTGGCCGCCGCGCGATCGGCCATCTGCCGCTCGATGTCCTTGACCGCGACGTCGGCGATGAGGCGCTGCGTCTCGTTCTGGGCGGCTTCGCGGATGCGGTAGGCCTCGACAAGCTTGGTGCCCAGCGTGCCCGTCACCAGGCGGAGGATAGCGAGCAGCATCGACATCAGCAGAAGCTCCATCCGGTGCAGCCGAGCCACCACCAGAACACCGCGCCCACGGCGGCGAGCATGGCGGCCGAGCCGGCGAGGAAGATCGCGACATCCTTCATGCCTCGTCTTCGTCAGGCTGAGGTGGCGCTATCCGAAAGCCCAAAGCATGCCGCCGGCCGCTATGTCGTTTGTTGGCCCACTCCATAGGCTGAATCTTGAAGTCGACGGGCAGGTCGGTCTGCGCCCTCAACCAGTCGGACAACGCTACCGTCATCAGCAGCCACTTGTTATCCCACTCGAACGAAGACGGATGCGCATGCGGGAACTCGGCGTAGAACGACTTGTCGTCGAGGATCAGGACGACATCGACGTCCCGCCAGTCAGGCCGGATGATCGAACTGCCGACCAGATACAGGCCGACATGCCCATCTTTGTCGTAGTGCCGATAGGCGTCCCTGATGTGGCGCGCGGCCATCTCCAGCTTGAAGATGGCCGGCACCCCTACGTGGGTCGCTTTCGCGGCGGGAGCCTTGGCCGCTCGCTTGCTCACGCCAGCACCGGATCGTCAGCGCCGGCCGCCTCGGCGGGCTCGACATCGCCCTCGTCGGTGCGCTTGCTCTTGATCCAGCCCCACACCGCATAGGCTGCGAGCCCGACGCCAATGAGCCCGGAGCCGGCCATCAGCACGTTGGCTACGGTCTGCGCGGTCTCGGCCTCGATTCCGGTCAGCGCAGCTGCGGTCTCGGCGATCTGGTTGCGCAGCGAGATCACGAGGGTGAGAACAACGCCGCCGCCGGCGGCGTCCTTCACCTCCTTGACGTCGGTAGGCTTCTGCTGGCCGATCTTCTCGTCGGGCGCCACCTTCAACGCCTCGAGGCGGCGAAACGTCTCGGGCCCGGCAACGCCATCGGCCTTGATCTTCTGCGAGCGCTGGAAACCCTTCACCGCATCGCGCGTCGAGGGGCCGTAGTCGCCGTCGACCTTCACGGCATAGCCGGCGCGCAGCAGCAGGCCCTGCAGCTCGCGCACGCGCGCTCCTGACGAACCCATGCGCAGCATGCCGGTCGCCTTCGAAACCGCCGGCCGGCCGGAGAGCCGCTTGTAGGCCGCAGCCATCTTCAGGTGATAGCCGTCCTTCCGATAGCCCGGCCCGTTGTAGCCGCGGGCAAAACCGGAGAAATCGAGCCGCTGCAGCTCGTCGATCAGGCCGAAGGCCGCGCAGTATTTCACCATCAGCTCGAGCTGGCCCAGCGCGTCGCGCCGCGCTTCCTTGATCAGATCGTCGACCTCAGCGAACTCGAGTACCTTCCAGTGCGCCGTCATCACCTGGCCGAGCCCGATCGAGAAGGATTCCAGCGCCGCCTGCCGGTCGATCTTCGAGGCCCGGGTCACCAGGTCCCAGCGCTTGGCCTGGCTGGCCGGATTCTTGATCGCGCCGGCCTTGGGGCTGGCGAGCTTCTCGGCCCGCGCCCGATCGCGCGCAGCGCCCTTCAGCCGCCGGTCGAAATAGTGGCCCTCCCAGCGGATGACCGGCTCCTGCCGGCCCTTGACCAGCGCGAACACCTGGCCCGCACTCTCCACCTCGGCCACCGCCTGGAGGGCGGCCGGCTCGACCTTGATGCGCGCGGCGATCTTCTCGATGCCGGCAAGCGTTTGCGCGTCGAACATGGCTGGTCCTTTCACTTGATGATGCTGAGCGTCACAGGCGCGGTGCCGGCCGCGATCATGCCGAGCCGCTGCGCCACGGCGCGGGAGACATCGAGCACCCGCCCGCGCACGAAAGGCCCGCGATCGGAGATCCGGCACGTCGCCTGGCGGCCATTGTCGAGATTGGTCACCCGCACCATGGTGTCGAAAGGCAAGGTGCGGTGCGCGCAGGTCGCGGCGCCCTGGTCGAAGATCTCGCCCGAGGCCGTCACCTCGCCATCGAAGCCCGGCCCGTACCAGGACGCCGTGCCGGCATGCGCAGGCAAGACGGCAGCAAGCATCGCTGCGGCGAGACGCATGGCAGTTCCTTTCGGGTGGGGAGATGTGGTAGACGGACGGCGGCTCGCCGAAGGCGGGCTGGGGCGTCGAAACCCCTCGGTGGCGGCTTCAGTGCAGCCGTTATCAGCACTCTCCGAACAGTGGTCGGGGAGGCTCGCGCGTATGTCCAGGGGAGCAATCCCTAAAGGCGCGAGCGCTCTCCACCGAGAGTTTCGAACTCCCCGACTCTGTTCCGGGAGAGTTCACATGGGTTTTCGTCTTGCCGGGGTTGCCGTTGTCGTGATGCTTGTCTTGACCGGGATGGTGTTCTGGTATGCGCCACCGGTGTGCGAGCCTGATACCCCGTCGCTCAGGCTGGGGAATGCGCTGTTTGCGGGCTGCTAGGCCGGCTTGAACTTCCAGACGCCGTTCTCGTCCTCGACAAGGTTGATGCGTTCCTTGGCGGCGTCCACGATGGCCTGGCTGAATACCTTGCGGTCGATCTTGAGCTTGCCGGCGACGGTCCTGACGCCGACGCGCCACTTGCCGTCCTTCTGCTTCAGTTCGCCGCCGCGCACCATGGCGTCGGTCAGCGCGTTGACCTGGATCTTGGTTGGGGCTTTTTCCATTCTCAAACTCCAATCTGCGCCGCCGTGAAGGCCAGCTTTGCCACCCATGCCTCTTCATATTTCACAGGGTCTGTGATGACCCCATGCCCGCCGTCATGCGTGAACAAGTCGCACGATACGCCTACGGCATCCATCGCGGCCTTGTAGGCGGTGCTTTGAGCGTAAGAGACGGTCGTGTCGGCGGTCCCATGAATGAGCAGATGCGGCGGGGTAGATGCACCAATAAAAAGCTTCGGTGAGTAAGCCTCGCCCTGTCCGTTATTCAACCAGTTCTTCAGTTTCAGCTCCGATGCTGCATCGCTAATATCGCTCGGCGCACATTCGGCAATGACAGCGGCGACGGCCGCGTCAACGCCGAGCTTCATGGCGAGATTGCCGCCAGCCGAAGACCCCCACGCCAGCACCTTGCCCGGATCGACATAGGCGCGAGACTTCGCCCAGGCGCAGGCCGCCGCGACGTCGCTGTAGGTGTCCGGCGCGCGGAAAGTGTAGCCGTCGCCGTATCCACGATAGCCAACGACGAAGACGCAATACCCATTTTCGGCCCAGCGGATCGCTTCGTCTTCTCGCGCCAGCAGGTCGCTCGCCGTAGCCGGCGAAAATCCGCCCCCGACAAACATCAAGACGCATGGCATCAGGCCAAGCGCCGCCCAATTGTCGGGACGGTAGCGGTTTGCCTTCTGCAGAGCGTGCTGCTGCCGGTATGGCATACCGACGGTCTTTTCAACGGTGGTCATGTTTCAACGATCCTTAACTGAAATAGCTGGCCGAGAAGGTGCCGCTGCCATCGAATGTGTCGGTGGTCAGAATGCGAATGCGGTCCAATGTTCCTGACAGGGATTTTACTCCAGAGGCGGCAAGCGCCCCTGCGGCGCTGTCGGCACCGACAAGGGAAAAGGCCCATTTATTGGTTGCCGCGTCCATCAGAACAAGATTGACAGTGCCACTATAGGTGTTGGCCGCCGTAACCGATCCGCGCAGCAAAAATTGCGTGGTGGAAGTACCGCCGCCGCCGAAGGCAGCAGAGACGTAGCCTGTGTTCTCGATGCCACCGGAATCGCCAATCTGGAAACCGAGCGCGCCCGTACCGTTGGTGGAAATTCCTTCAAACGCGATGACGATGAGGTTCACGCCAGCAGGGATGCTGGTAATGTCAACCGTCGAGCCGGCCGTAACGTTGACTATTCCCGATGATTTCGGCTTGACCCCTGTGCAGTTATCCAGCGCTCCAGAAGCCGGCGTGCCGAGTGCCGGCGTCACGAGCGTCGGCGAATTCGCAAAGACGGCGGAGCCAGTGCCGGTTTCGTCGGTGAGAGCGGCGCGAAGGTTTGCGCTGGTGAACGACGCCATGAGCGTATCGACACCGGAAGCGCGACTAATGCTGGCCCACGATGTCAGCGCCGCAGCGAGCGGCTGGAATGTCGTGCCGACCGCCGCCAGGGTCGCCAACACCTGCGCTGCCGTCCGCGAAGCCCATGCGCTCGCCACCGCCACGATGAAATTGTCCGTGGTGGGGGTAAGCCCGGCGATGGTCGACAGATTGCTATTGAGCGGCTGCTTCTCGGAGTCCAGTTCATTGATCGCAGCCTGAACAGTCGTCGCAGCAATGTTGCCAGCCGGAGTATTGGCAATGTTGGTTCCCGGTGTGCCGGCAAAAAGCGCTACTCCCGTACCGCTTTCATCTGTCAGTGCTGCCCGCAGATTGGCGCTGGTAAATGACGCCATCAACGTATCGACGCCGGATGCCCTGGTGATCGCACCCCATGACGCGAGCGTGGCAAGAAACGGCTGGTAGAGCGTGTCGAAATAGGTCTTCAGTGTGGCCTTGATATTGGCCCAGGTGACCTTTTTCAGGACGTTCGACGCGGCGCTGTCGATGATCCCAACAAGATCGGCGTCGACGGGTGTCGTCTTGGCGGTCGCGGCGCTGATACCGAGATAGTCTTCCGGAAGGACGGCGCTATCTGCCAGATCCTTGACACGCTGCCTCACATCGTCCGGCGTGATGTCGCCGGTCGTGTTGTCGGCCAGATAGGTTCCGGCATCGCTGTTGAGCTGCGCGCGCGTGCGAACGGTCATGGTTCAGCCTCCGATCAAGCCGGATTGGTGATGCGGAAGATGCCGTTGGCGTTGAACGTCACCTTGAAGTCGGTGCCGACGCCGGCCTCCTGCGGGCCGTCGAAATCGATGTACCAGAGGGGCGCATCGTTGACGTGAGCGCTGTCATAGATGCAGCCAGCGGAGGCTGGTCCGATGTTGCCGCCGGTTGCTGTGACAGAAATGTCTGCGGCGTCCAGCATGGCTCCGCTTGTCGAGACCGTAGTGATCGCCACGCTGGCCAGCGCTTCTCCACCGGCGTCCCATCCATTGCCGGATACCTCGGTCGCCGCTCCTGCAAGCACGTCGGTAAGCGTAGTGTCCGTGGCGTCGAATGCGGCATTGCTGTCGAGCAGCATGAACTTGAGAGCGGTGTAGTCGATCTCCTTGTTCGTGATCAGCTTGGCGGTGTGGTTGTAACGCGAGATGGTGACGGCCATGAAGCGGCTCCCGTTCGATCTGGAGAGTGGAGAGAGGGAACTAGCGGAACGATGCGAGGATGCGGGTGCCGCGGAAAATGGCTGTACAATCCATCGTAACGGTCCGGTTGGTTTCGTCGGCTGTCAATTCGGCCGATCCGCAGACCATGTTGTGATTGGAGTTGATCGCCACATCGTCATCCAGCGTCGCGCCTGCTGTGTAGGAGTAGGATTGGAATGCCGTGCCGTTCAGAGCCATCTGGCAATCGAACAGCAACCCGCCGTCGAGAACATCGGCGGTCAGGCTCTTGGCGCCCCCAGCCGTCGACCAGCCGCCAACAGCAGTGTCGACCGGAGTCAACGACTGGAGGCCAAGGACCTTATAGGTTCCGCAGCTCTTCAACTGGAGCGCTGCCGAGCTGTTCAGCGTGATGACAACGTCGCCCGTTGTTCCGGTGTCTACCTGGGCCGCGACGAGCGCGACATGCAGGTAGTAGCTACCTCCCATCGAGAAGGCGTACTGGTGAAGCACTAGGCCTGTATTGCCGCCGAAGGTCGCGCCCGTCACAGTTTTGCTGGATGTGGCGTAGAACACGACCACCGCGAAGACATATCGACCGGCGATGGCGCTGCCGAAATCGCAAGCCGTGAAGGTATGCGTCGCGGACGTGCTGTTGCCCGAGGACTTGCTGCCCCGATATTCGCGAGTGGCGATCGATTCCGCAGTGATTGTCGGCGCATAGTCGGTCAGGACCATGCCATCGTAAGTGAGCAGCGTCGCCCCTGCATCCGATGGCAGCGCGTTGAACCCGGACGAGAAGCCTTTCGAGAAACCGTAACCCGAGATAGCGAAGTCGCGCCAATCCACCAGATCGGGGGGAACGGAAATGTTTACGCCGGTCAGGATGGTGGGCGCATAGTCCGTCCATGTAGCGAGATCGCCGGCAATGCCGGTATCAGGCGTTGCAGTGATCTCCGGCGCGAAGTCTGCCCAGGTCATCGCATCGACAGGCACGCGCACGGTCAGCGCGAACGGCCATATCCGCTCCGAGCCGTAGTAGACTGCTGTGACTTCGCTCGACCCGTAATAGATCGCGTCGACCGAAAGACTGCCGACGCGGATGTCAGACATCTTCGACGATGTAATAGAGGACGCCGGGTGTCGGCGGATCGAGCGCGTCAAACTCCGCTTGGCTCAGCATGACCATGGGATAGGCGATTGCGTCGCTCTCGCCAGCGAGGCCGATCGCGACGTACCGCCATTGTTTCGTCGCGTCGCCCAGCGTCGCCGTGATCCGGTAGGCCCCGCCGGGCGCATGGAAGAAGAAATACCCCTCGCTGTCGGCCGTGAACGGATTGCTCTTCGGCGTTGCGCCGGCCCGGTCGGAATAGACCGTAACCAGCGAACCCGACGATTCCAGCCGCACCTCGATCGAGGCTGAGGGAAGCACGTTGCCGGCAGTATCAACCGCCGTCGCCTGAAAGCGCGCTAAAGCCATCGGTCAATCCTGTCAGTTGATTTGTGGGCCGCGCCGGTCGGGCGAGGCGCTGACCAGCGTCACATAGCTGACGCCGTCGATGGCCGCCCCGGCTGCCGCACCGTTTCCCGGCGTCCCAAAACCCTGTTTAGAGCCGTTCTGACCAGACAAGCCAGGCCCACCGCCATTGCCGCCATTTGACGTCCCGACACCGTCGCCACCGTTGCCGCCGGCTTCTGTGGTGCCAGGATCGCTGTAGCCGCCATAGTCGCCGTTGCTCGCCCCGTTGCCGGGATCAAAACCAGCGCCGCCGCCGCCGCCGCCGCCAGCATCCTTGCCCACCGCCAGACCGTAGCCGCCGCCGCCGCCGCCGCCGCCGCCGAAGATTTCACCTTCGGGATCGCCGGCATCAAGCTTCTCAATGGTGATGGCGCGGCGGGTGTAGAGCGCCGGGCCGCCAACGAAGCCATTCTGACCAGTTCCTGCACCGCCCTTGCCGCCCTTGCCCTGGATGCGGCCGCGCACGATCAGGTGGACGTTTACCCCGGCCGGCCACGATCCGATGTTAAAGGCCGGCTGCGATGTGCTCGTCGATCCGATCTTCACCCCGGTCTCGACGATGAAATATACATCGTCGCCGCTTTCTGGCGTTGGATAGAAGAGATCGAACACCGTGCGGGCGTTCACATTGTAGGTGTCGATATCGAAGATGACGGTCGGATCGCCGTCGTCGACGAAGGTGAAGTCGAACTCCTCGAGCTCGGTTGGCATCTGCGCGGACTGCGGGTCTATCCTGACCACTTGCGCGGGCACTTGTACGCGCTCGCCGGTGGCGTCCTGCAGTGTTCGCCATGACATCTTGTAGCCGATGCCAGGCGACGGCGTGACAGGCCCGCCACGACTGGCCGTCAGCTTGAACCGGCGCGGCGGCCGACCGAACCGCCCCACCAATATCTCGCCGATCCGCTCGGCAATTGCCCGGCCGCCGAGCGGGATCCATCGCGAATAGATTTTCTCGATTGCCGGCGATCCGTAGTCGCTTTCCAGTTCCAGGTTCGCCACCACCGAGCAGGATCGATAGTTGTCGGTATCGTCGACACCCTTGAGTGGGTTGATCTGCGCGAAATAGGTCCACACCTGCGAAAGCCGCTTCGTCGGCTGGTCGCTGATCGACAGGCTGTCGGCAACGATCACGTTCTCGTCGAAGACTGCCGCGTCCGTGTCAATCTGGCGTAGCACCTTCAGCCTGATCAGCCGGGCGATATCATCCCACCAAAGCGAAAGCGCGCCCTGCCTGATCAGCTCCTTGACCAGCTTCTCGACCGATGTCGGCTCCGCGATCACCGTCGTGTAGAGCGTGCGCAGGAAGGTGGTCGTCTCTGCCTTCCACCCGACGAGGTCAATGTAGCTGTCCGGCATCGCCGCGTAATTGACCATCAGGTCTTCCAGAACGTCGGCGATATCCGCGCTGGCGTACCGAATGCAGATTTGCACGCGATCTGAGGCGCTGTGCGCAACGGCCGTCGTGTTGAACTGGCCGCGCGTCAGCGTCAGCGAATTGCCCGACCGGGTGAAGGCGCAAATCTCCGAACCGCCGATCGCCACATAACCCGATGACGGGTATTCGAGGTTGCCGATGCCGGACGGCGAAAGCGTCGCGCTTGTCGTGCTGTTGTTGATGTCGCTGGCAAGGAATCCGTTCGACATCTTCGGCGCCTGCGCGCGGTCGCCGTCCAGAAGCTTCAGGACATCCTTGGCGACAATCGCATACTTGCCGTCCCGGCCCGGCCCGTCGATGCTCTCCACGACATAGTGCCGGGTTTCCATGTCCGCCAGCGCCTGGCCGAGAAAGCCGCGGATGACGCGGAAGGCTCGACCCCTGAGCGATGGGTGTCGAGCCCGGAACTTCCCCCAGAATGTGCCGACCCGGTACGGATCATACCCGCGATCGGCGAGATACTTGTCGAAGCCCGGCCCTGTGTCCGACCATGGAAAATCTGCCATCGTGACGCGCAGCGACGACCGAGTTCCGAGATCCTCGCCAAGCGAAATCGTGCCCGGCGTGAATGCTATCGCCTCGATGCAGGCGATGGCCTCAATCCCGCTCTCGGCCAGGTAGGCGGTGCCCTCGGCGAAGCGCAATGTCACGGTGCTCGTCGCAAAGTTGGTGCGATCCTGGCAGGTGCCCTTGCTGTTGAAGCACTTGATCGTCCCCGTCGGGCTTCCACCCTCCAGCGTCGCCGTGCAGGGCGACACGCCATAGCTGAGCGAGCAATACTCGATGTCGAGCTCGATGAACGTCAGCGCCTTGCTCACAGGGCGACAGCCTTCAGGTCGAGGCTGAAGTTTACCATGAGATTGTTCTGCATCTCAGGGCGGATGTCGCTCTGGGTCCAGGCAAAGCCGACTTCATCGGGATAGGTCGCCGGCAGCCAGGCAAAGAAGAAAGGCTGCCGCAGCCGGGCGTGAGCGATGAATCCCGGCATGTTGGTATTCCACCAATCATAGTCGACCCACTGGACCGAAACAGACATCGACAGCGACTGGCGCATGACGATGGCGCCCAGATAATCGCCAGCCTCCGATTCCGAAGAGACAACAGTGTCCGATGCGGCCCAGAGGAGCGGGACCAGGCCAGGCTGGACGCCGCGCTGCAGCCTCAAAAGCTTGCCGACATAAACCACCGCGATGCGCGGGATGACCGATCCAGGCTGTAGCTTGATCCTGATCTGGGATGGCTGCACGTCCTCGAAACGGATGACGATCGGCTGGTCGCCGGCCGGGATGAATTCCGCCGCGATCTCTTCCCAGCTATCGCCATCCCATGCCTCGACAGACACGGTGACCTGTCCCGACCCGAGGTTGTGCCTGGCGATGCCGACATAATCGATCTCGTCCGACCCGGTGAGCGTAAAGGTCAGGTATTGATCGTCGGTCGTTTCAGCCTGCCACCGAAGCGCGGTTGACGGGTTCGCCAGGTTGGTCGCCGGATAGCCGGACGCTTCCTCATCGGCCGCACTTCCGGCTGCCGTCACGAGATTGTGCCAGCCGATGAGCGGCGCATCCGGGCCGCCCTCGGTTGGCGTCGCAAGGACGAGCGCCTGTGAAATGACGACTGGCATGTCAGACGGTCCTGATTACCAGCTTATGCCCGTCGGACACGGCTTCGTTGATCTGGGCAAGCAAATCTTCCACAGACTGCCGGCTGTAGACATCGCCGCTGAGGTTGATCGAAACGGCTTGCTGTGGTGCCGCATTCGCGCCGGCCGTGGCGCTTGCGCCGGCACCGCCACCCGACGCAGCGCCGCCGCCACCGCCCTTGCCGGTTGAACTGATCGCCGCGACCTGCGCAAAGCCATGCGCAGCCACCGCTGCCGACTGGGCCCAGTTAAGCGGGAACGGCAGTTCCATAGCCTTCGCGATGCCGGTGTAGGTCGAAATCAGGGCCGACGCGATACCGAACGCCTTCGACGTAGCGAGCTGCTTTTCGCCTTGGCTTTCCAGGAGGCTTCCGACACTGGATAGAGCGGAGGCCACCGCATCGAACGATGCCAGACGGATGCGCTGCTCGGTCTCAAGACGCTGCCTTGCGATATCCAGCAAGCGATCCTCGTGTTCCTGTTTCGCCCGCTCGATCAGCTCGTAATAATCGGCGTCCTGGATCAGGTTGGCGTCGTAGAACTCCTGGATGTCGATGAGCTGGTTCGCATAGCTGTTGCGCGCCGTCTCTTCCTCGGTGAGCAAGGACGCCTGCAAGCTCTCCAGACGCTGCATCTGAGCGGCGGCGGCAGCCTCGGCTTGACGCGCGGCGGCTTCGGCAGCAGCCTGTCCCTGCCGTGCGAGCGCTTCCTGCTCGATCTCGTATTGCGATTTCGTGGAGTTAGCTCGATCGTTCTGGACGTCGGCCTCATTCTGAAACACGCCGCCACCGCTAAAGACCGGCGGAATCGTCCCAAGCGGATTGCGGGAGTTGAAATCTTGGATGGCCAGATCGGAACGCAGCTTGACCGCGTTGGCGCTGGCCGTCGCGATCGATCCAGCCAGCGTGTCGAATTGACCGGCCAGCGCAGCGGTCGCCGGCGACGCGACCGAATTGAACAGGGCAGACAGCGCAGCGCTGACCCGATTGGCTTCCTCCACGCCGCCGTTTTGCTCTTTGACGGCCTTGTCGAGGTCAGCAAAGGCGCGCTGGAGCGTCACGATCTCGTTGTCCGACGCCCCCAGCATCTGCATGCGGGCAACAGTGTCGACGACCTCCGCATTGAGGGTTCGAACCTGCTCGGCCGCGTCGGCATAGGCCGCCTCCAGCCCGAGATCGGTCGCCTCCTTCATCTTGGTCTGGTCGGCCAACCTCTGGCGTTCGTCCGCGAAAGCTTTCAGCGCCGGGAGAGCATCGCCCCACGTGTTGGCGACCTCACGGATAAGCGCCGCTTCCTTTTCGAGCGTCTCTTCGCTTTTCTGCCCACCGGACACGACGCTGCTGAAATACTGGATCGCAACCGCAGTGAGCGCGACAACGCCGATCGTCACGAGCGAAACCGGGCTGATAATGGACGTGAAAGCACCGGCCAGCGCGGCGCCCACGCCCTGACCGCTGGCTTTCAAACCCTCAAACACGGCAGAAAGCTGCGTGCCTTGCTGCAGCGCGATCTGGATAGGTGACATGCCCATGGCTGAAGTGACGCCGATATCCTGAAACTGAGCGGCGATGTTGGCGGTATTGAAAGAGCCGGGGCGATTCGAATTCGCGGCAGCCTGCATGCGCTGCACGTTGGTCAGGCGTTCGGTTTGGTCGATCTCTTGCTGTATTGCTGACGACGCAAGTTTATGGCGCTCGGCGGCCATGCCGAGGAGCTCTACGCGACGCTGTAGCGTGATCAAACCCTGCTGCTGCGCGGCGGCCAGGGTCCGCTCGACGCGCGCGAGCTCCATCTGCGAGCGATAGCCCTCATCGTATTTTCGCTGAATCGCACCAAGGCGGGTATCTAGGCTTTGTGTCGCCTTCTCTGCGCGCGTGCTGGAGACCGCAACCCCATCGATCGCCGTACCGAGCGCCTTGGCATCGTTGGCGGTCTCTTTCACGTTGACCGATCGCGCTTCGACCGTCAGCCGGCGAACCGCTTCCTGTACTGTCGCCATGGTTGCGCATTCTCCGGAGAAGGCGCTAAGGTTGCGCCCGTTTTGCGGGAGGCAGATTTGAAACGAGTGGCTCTATGTGCCGTGGTTGCGCTCGTCGGCTGCGCGCCGAACTCGACCGAAACCCCAGCAGCTTCTGCGCCGCCAGCGCCCGTCGGCTATCGCGAGGCAGTGATCGCCGAAGTGAAGGCGACCTTCTTCGATCCCTACAGCATCCGCGACGCCACGATCTCGCGCCCACTCTATGCCGTCGCTATCTACAACGGTGGCAACGTTGTCCCGATTTCTGCGTGGATCGTCTGCGTCAAAGCGAACGCCAAGAACCGCATGGGCGGCTATGGCGGTCAGGAGTTCACCGCAATGGTGTTCGCCGGCAACACGATCACCACGACTCTTTCTGGGCCGTCATTCCAAGGTCAGGTAAACCAGCACTGCAAGCCGGCCCGGATGGAGCCGTTCCCCGAAATCGAGATGACCGGCTAAACCCTGACCGTAATCGTCGGATAACGCAGCTTCGCCTTGTTCCCGGCTCGTCCACCGACCACACCGCCGCCAGCATACCCGCGATAGGTAAAACCAATCTTCGCCACATTCCCAAACCGTGCGCGGGCATCCTTGGCCGTGCGCTCATAGATCCGGTTCGGAACCGAGATCAGGAAGTCCCGGCCACTCTTCGTCCGCGCGATCTCCAGCTTTCTGGCGTAGGGCTGCAAGTTGGCGAAACTGTACTCTTCTGCGATCGGCGGCGCCCCGATGACCGCCTGCGCACCATCGGCAAAAAACGTGTGGCTGTCGCGATATCGGCCTGACCGTCGCGGCGATCGCTCGATCAGCATCGTCATGATCCAGGCCAGCACTTCGCTGACCAATTCGAACTCAAAGACGATGACGCCACGTTCGGGATTGACGCTCTCCAACATCGCGCCCTTGCGGCCGTCGACAAACTGTTCGAACGGTGTGGTGCCGCCGACAGCCCTGCTGTTCTTGTCGAGCGCCTCGTCAAGCCGCCCTCTGGCAAACTCGGCAATGGCCTCCGACCGGGCCTCCGGCGCCAACAGTTCGCTGACGGTCACAGCAACCCAGCTATCAACCGGCTCGACCTTTACCCGCAGCGCCATCGAGCGACTTCCTGATCTCTTCGCCTTCGATCTCGGCCCGCAGCGTCGAAAGCCGCATCATCAACCGGACCTCCCACGGCTCGACGACTTCGCCGGTCATTTCCGACCAGGCTTTGACGTCGACCCATGCGATGATCGCCGGCCCCGAACCGCCTCCCGACGATCCGCCGAGAAGCTCGACAAACCAGTTCCAGAGATAGATCAGATCGGGCGGACAGAACGATGCGCGGCCGGACTGCTGCTTCGCCTGCTTCTTCTTCGGCAGCCCGGCTCTGATGCGATCGGCTGCCTCGTTGTGCTGGCGTTCGGTGGAGCCGTCCGCCTTGACGCGGGCGGCCCGGAATTCCTGCTCGGCGAAGGCGATCAGTTCTTCGCAGAGCGCTTCATGAAATTTGCGGGATTGGTCGCTCCGACCCAGACCTGGCTGAACAGCCATGACATGCCGGGCTCGGAATAAAGCTCAAGCGCATTGTCGGCATTGCAGGGGACGTCGATCACGGCGCCGGTGGCCGGATCGACCAGGTGCCACGCCTTGGTCAGCTTGGCGGCCTTGGCGAAGTTCGCCTCGAGCTGGTCGGGGAGATCGGCCGAACGGCCTTTGATCGCCTTCTCGGTCACCTTCTTGCGCTCGGTGGCATCGAAGGCCCGGCCGGGAGCGCTGTCGGTGGAGAACACGTCGATATATGCGGGCTTGCCCTGCTTGTCCTTGATCGGCTCGTCGGTGAGCGGGTCGAGAAGCTCGACGCGATAGGGCGTGGCGACATCGGCCGCCAGTGCGGAAAACTTGCTCATGGGATTGTCCTTGTCGGAGGATTTCGGTGGACGGCACCGACATGCCGCCCACCTGTTCGCGAACATCCGGCCAGGGACCCCCAACCGGATTTCTAGCCGCCTGTCGGGGCGGATCAGGTAACAGCGGTGTCGAAAATCTGGAGCGTGGTCTGCTCGATGCCCGCGCCGGCCCCCTCATATTTCAGCGCCTGGAACGGAAGCGTGATCGATTGCCCGCCTTCGCCAGCCGTTTGGAGATCAGCGCCGCCGAGCTTGATGCGAGGCAAGTAGAACGTCATGGCCTCCGCCGCGGCAGCGTTGCTGGCCGTGAGGTAGGCGAGGAATTCGATCTCGCTCTCGTTGATGAAATCGTTGATCAGGTCCGGGTTCTCAAAGAACGCCGTCATCTGGCCTGTGACGTTGGCGCGACCGAGGAAAATTTCGGGCACCAGGTTGGACCCGACAACCGGCTCAGCGGACGGCGACAGGTCCATCTGGATGTTCGCCGCGGTGACCACGGCCACAGTGTCGCCCCCGATGCGCAGAAGCCCGTTAACCGCAGCGAGAAGACCCGTTGTCGTGGCCGCAGTGGGCGACGTGAAGAATGGCGCGGAGCTGTCTTCGTAGATCGCCATATTGCGGCCGAGCATACCGAACTCGATCGTCGACATCCCGGAGGCGGGAAGCTGAGCGTTGAAGCTGCCGACGCGGCATTCCGTGAACAGCCGGGCGATGTCGACATCCTCGTTCCAGATTTCGATGGCCACCTTGCGGCTGACATGGCTGGAGGCCGGGACGATGAGTTGGCGGCCGACCGTGGCAACGGTGAATGCGGAATCCGCGGTCATCGTATCGGGCGCCGGATAGACGGTCACCTCGCGATTGGACGTGCCGCCGAAGGCCAAAATCAGGAAGTTCTTCGAGTTGTTGTCGGCGTCGGACAGGTTCGCGAAGCGCATGATCATGCCTACGCGGAAGCCTTCGGTGACGGGATTGCCGCCAGTGAAGGTGAACTTCGACGTCGGATTATCGGCGGCGACCGATGTGAATTCGGTGTTGCTCTTCGAAATCGCCGACGCGGACCAGGTGCCGCGAAACGCCGCTTCGAAGAAGTCGGCATAGGTCAGCGGGGAGAGTTCGCCTGAGATATTGCCCGGCACCCGGCGGACGCCGTGGCGGTAGTCGGCGATCTGGCGATCGGAGCGGATTTCCGCCGACTGGTAGGTGTCCTTGGACAACGCCAGCGTCGACCCGACACGCCGCAGAATCTGCGCGCCCGATGCGCCGGGATCGGTGCCGGCGGCCGGTTCGACGCCGGGAATGATCGCGGCGTCGGTGTAGAATTTATAGGCAATGCGTGCGGCCACGCCTTCAGCGAGCGACATGGTGGTTCTCCATCAAAGTTGGGAAGGCGCGATCAGCCGATCTGATCGAAGTGCAGGCTGACTTCCACGCCAGCCCAGAAATAATTGCCGACCTCCGACGATAGGCCGGGAGGGGTCAGCGCTGCCCCGTCACCGCCCGGATAAACCGTGGCGTCGAAGCACGAGATATGCTCGTCGCGGTAGGACCGGAACAGCGCGGCGATCTGCTCGGCGATGGTTTCCGCCTGGTCTAGCCCGACGCCCTTGGGCACGAAGACATAGGCCTCGATGCGGGCCGGGTTGCGATACAAGTTTCCGCCTCTGCCACCACCAAAGCCGGCGATCGAGCCGCGCTCGGTGTTGAACTCGACATAGGCGAACGGCGTTGGCACGTCCGGCAGAGGGCCGCCGTCCTCATTCTGCCACCGCAGCGGGATCGACGTGATGTTGGCCTCCAGCCGCGACCGGACGACCGCGCGGGCGTCAGAGACAGTCGTCATTTCGCCTTGCGGGTCCGCTTGACCTTGGCGGCCTTCTCGTCTTCAGGCGGTGCCAGGTAGCCCTCCTGCTCGAACCGGGCCGCATGGTCGGCATCAAACGGATAGGACTTGCCGACACGCATACGGCGCGGCGTCTTACCGTCGACGCCGGCATACTGGAATTCCTCCAGCACCTTGCGATGCACGATCATCCCATCACCGTCAGTTCGATCCGGACCAGGGTGTCGTCGATCCGGATATGATTGGCGAATTCGACGTTCTTCTCCGCGCCGGCGACCAGCACCTTGTCGCCCGTCCTGATCGGCAGCAGTGAGGACAGGCCGGTCGGGCTTAGGATCACCTTCGACTGGTTCTGCTTGATCGCGCCGGCTAGCTCGTCGGCGCCCACTGCTAGGACGCGAGCTCGAGCAGTGACATCAGTTTTGGGTCGTGGTGTTCCGGTCGGCGCTGTGTAGCGGCGCAAGGTGACGTCCTCGCCCCTGCGTTCCAAAGCTGCGTCCAGCCGCGCGATTGAGCCGGCCGGCGTGTCTTCCGTCGTCATACCCAGCTGTTCACATAGCGCGACAGTCGGCCCATGATCTCGGGCGGAACGCCGGTTGTGTTCTTGCCGGAGGCCTGTCCGGGATAGCCGCCGACCCAGCGGTCGGTCCGCACCGTCTCGACGCCGGGGATCTCCACTGTGACCGCCTTGGCTAGCGGATCGGCGGAAGCCTCGGAAAGCCGGATGCGCGCGAGATCAGCGACGCAGCCTTCGAGGTCCGGTGGGATTTCATCGAACCCGGCGTCGTAGACTACCACGATCTTGCTGGCGCACCATTTCGATGGGGTACCGTCGATCAAGCGATCAAGCAGCCCGGATTCAACATCGATCGCCTCGGCGTCGAGGGTAACGGCCTCGTCGTCTTCCGTGAAGCTGACGATCGCGACTTCATGGCGCCGGCTGAGCACCAGCGTTCCGACCGACTGGCCTTTCGGGGAGAAGGTCTCGGTCAGGCGCTCCTGGCGCAGGGTAGGGGGCGCCCCACTGCCGACCACGACCGCACAGGCGTTCACGATCTCGGCCGAGAGCCGCAACGCCAGCGAGGTCAGCTGGGTGTCGCGGCTGGCGTCATCGGAGGCGAGCCCGGCGGCGACGCGCATAGTCTCGATCGACGCCAGCGAGGTATCATTCGCCGGCGTCGTCACCACGAGGGTTGAGCGCACGGGTCGGATTACTTTTCTTCGGCGGCCAGGCGGGACTCGACAATACGGGCGATGATCTCGTCCTTGCGATTGTCCTCTGCCGTGAGGGTCACGTTCTCCTCCTTGGCGAGATCCTTCAGCTGCGCGACGGTCATGGCGGCAAGCTCGGCCTCCATGGCTTCCTTCAGCTTTGCAGCCTCCTCAGCCTTCCGCTTGGCTTCATCATCATCGCCACTGCTGCCGCCGCCAGCAGCTGCCTTTGCCTTTTCGGCCTCGACCGCCTCGGCGATTTCGGCGGCCGAGCTCTGGGAGGCATAGCCTGCCGGCGGGTAATTGGCGGCGGGGTAGCCTCTGGCGACCCACTCAGCGATCGTGGGGCCGTCGGTGCGGGGATGCTCGGCGCCGGCTTTGACCACGTAGCCCGCCTTTTCGAGATCGGCGAACAGCTCGGCCGGAACCTCATCGGAAGTACCGGCGAGGATCTCGCGGCCATAAATCGGCGCACTATCATCAGCGATCCTGATCGAAATCAGGACGTCCACTGCAACTTTCGACATTGCCATTGCTCCTACTTTTGACCGGCCGCGACGAGGCGGTTCGGATGCTTCGAATGATCGTAACGGGCTTCGATCTCAGCCGCTTCGGGCACTCGATCGTGCGGCGTCATCACCACCTTGATCGGGCCGTCGCCATCGCCTTGGAAATCGAGATCGACTGTGTCGTAGCCGTAGACCCGCTCGTTGAACGGAGCGTTCGAATCCAACAGCGAGGTGTTGCTAGGAAATCCGATCTTCATACCGCGCGAGACCGCCATCCCGAGATGGAACTCGACGCAGGCGCGACCCTTCTCGGCCTTGTGGCTGTCCGAATAGGTGAAGTCGAAGCCGAAGAGACTGAGCCGCTCGACGCCGATGTGCACGGCGTACGCCACAGCGTAGGCGGCGGTGCTGTTGAAGTAGGACCAGCCGCAACTGTTGATCACTGCCTCAAGAGGGAACTCGACAAGGCCAGGGAAATCTGGGTGGGCCCGGCTGGTGAAGATCGGGCCGGGATGGACGCGCATCCAGTCCAGCATCCGGGCGATATTGCTCTCGGGCGCCGCCGCGGCGCGCGCCATCTGCACCCTGACATCATCCATGTGGAAGACACGGTCGCACTGGATCAGGCCGCCGACGGCGTTGATGCCCCAGATTTCGTCCGTGAAGGCATGGCGGCCACCGAGACGCTTCGCCTGATCGACATAGGCTTCAAGGGACGGGCCAAGCCCAAGAATGCAGACGTGACGCGGCACATAGAAGCGCCGATGGTCGTGCGACCGCGCATCGCCGCCCCAGCGGATATCCGGAAGGCGGCCGTCAAACCCGTGCGAGATCTCGATCGGAAAGAAGTGGGATAGGCGGTCGATGTCGCCGAAATCGAAGTGAAGATCCGGAAGCGAGGCCTCGACGTTCTGCACGATGACCGAGATATTGTAGCCGTAGGTTCCAACCCGCGCATTACGGCAGTCGAACCCGGCCAGGATAAGATGATAGAGCAGCACGCCGGCGTTCCATAGCGCGACGTGACCGCCGACCACCTCATGCTTCAGCGGTGGCACTGTCACCGCGAGATACCCGCCTGGCCGAAGACGACGGCGGCATTCCCGCAGGAAGGCACCGGGATCGACCTGATGCTCGAGGACATGGCAAGCCCAGATCGCATCGAAGTCGGTACGGGGATCATCCCAGGTCAGGAAATCGCCGATCACATCGGCCGGCTCGATCATCGAGATCGTGGTGACGTTGCGGTCGGCCGCGCGCATTACCGCGGCATGCTCGCCGGCGCCGCTGCCGACGTCGACGATGGTACGGATGTCGGAATACTCAAGCAGGCGCGCAAGCGCCTGGTCGCCTCGGAGTTTGGTCATTGTGTCGGATTCCTGTTGTCGGACAGGGAAAGGGGAGCAGCCGGGTGTCGGCCCGGCGCGAAGATCAGGAGGCCGGCTTGGATGCCGCCTGCTGGATGGCGTTCACGGCTATCGGCACAGCTGCGGTGGCCGTCGACTTAACGCCGCACTGGACGTAGCGCTTGCCGCCCTTGTAGCCGATCTTCTTCGTGACGTTCTTGTTAACGTTCGAAGTGCGCGGCGTGCCGGCGGCGATGCCGGCTGCGGATTCGGTTCCGATAAGATCCGCGTCGGCAACGGAGGTCATGGCGCCAGTGGTGTCACCTTCCTTGACGGTGACCGTGAAGACGGCATTCGTCGCGGTGATAGAGCCGTAGCCGATGTCGAAAAGCACGGGACCGATATAGCCCTTGCGGTCGATGATCTTCCCGACCTGACCGGTGCCGGTGGTGCCGATCGCAACAGGCGCGACGGCGCGGACAATGTTCAATCCGCTATAGAGATCGTCCATTTTGGTTCTCCGTTATGGACTGGATTCGGGGAGGGGTGAAAAGCCGACGCCCGCGTTGGAAGCGCGGGCGCCGCAGGAGCTCTAGGAGCCGGATCAGTCGATCAGGTCAGGTCGAGCACTTCAGCTTGCGGATGGCCTCGGCGAGGACGACCTTGCCTCCGAACCGCTTGCGGAAGATGAAGCGGAGGTTGCCCGAGGTCGCCTGCGTGTAGGGGTCACGCAGCATCTCCATGACGATGCGATCGACCATCGTGTAACCACGGCGGAAGTCGCCATACGCAACCGGGTACAAGCCGGCGCCCTCGTTCGGCATGTCAGGGAACTCCGCGTAGGGATCACCGTCGATGGTGTTCGGCTGGCCCAGCTGGATGCCGGGCATCCAGATGTAGTTGTTCTGGCCATCCTTCAGCTTGCGCACGGACCCCATCGTGGTGCGGTTCATGATCCAAGTCGCGTTGCGCGCGTATCCAGACTTCAGCGCATACTTCAGGGTCAGCAGGCCATTTGCTTGGCCGTTGGCGTCGGCGATGGTGCCTGCAGTGCCGGAGTTGTTCTCGCCGACGCTGCCGTTGGTGAGGATGCCTTCCATCTCGCCGACGCCGGTTCCGGAGACGAATTCGGCGCCTTCCTTGACGGCGAACTGTTCCGATGCTTCCTCGCGGAGTTCTGCCTCCATGTCGAACGCGCTGTCCTCGAGCATCTGGTTGGAGATGTCGATCAGCGCGTAAGCTTCGGGAGCCGGCAGCTCCTCAAGACCATATGCCAAGCCGGTCGTCTCAGATCGGGTGCCCTGTTCAGTCACACGGCGCGCCGCAAACTGGCCAGTCCGCTTGGGGATCTGGATCGCCTTGTTTGCGGTGGTACGGACGCGAACCAGCGAGCGCGCCGGGCTCGACAAGGTGATGGCCTTGATGATTTCGCGCACATACTCCGTCGGCGCCAAATAGCCGCCGGCGGTGTCAGGGGTGATGGACAGCGCCTTGTGCTCCGCAGCGACATCAGCCAGCGCCTTCTGCTGCTCCGCTGACAGGTTGGGGATGCCGATGGTGTGGGCAAGGACGACTGCGCGACCCCAGTCGTTGACCGACTTCTTCAGAGCAGCCGCCTTCTCTTCAGGCGATCCAGCGCCAGGACGAGAAAGCTTTGCCTCAAGCTTGGCGATCAGCTTGTCGGTTTCCTCCAGCTGGTCCTTGGCCGCCTTCTGGGCTTGCTCCATCTGGGCGAATTTCGCGCTGAGCTGCTCGCCGGCGTCCATCGCCTTTTCGAGCTTTGCAAGCTTTTCCAGGGTCACCGGATCGGCGACTCCCTTCTTCTCGATCTCCCTGATACGCTGATCGTTGGTGGACTTGAATTCATCCAGCGCGGTCATGAAGCCGTCGACGGTCTTCTTCATGTCCTGAAGAATCTTCTCGTCATTGCCATCCTTGACCTCGGGGGCGACGGCGGGATGCGCGGCGCCGGAAAGCATGACGGCCGCGGCGAGCGCGGTGCCCGCAAGCAGATTGGTCTTACGCATTGTGGGGTTCCTTAAGAGCGCAGCGCCTCGGTGGCCTTGCGCATTGTCATGAGGAGGTCTCGCGCGTGTTCACCACGCCGCTCCTCGGACTCCCCAGCATCGCGCTGGAGCCAATCGCGGAAAACAGCGGTCGCCTTCACGGCGTCCGCCCGCGACAGGTCTGCGTCACGCAGAGCCTTTTCCATGTCGCGTGGATTGAAGTTCTTTCTCGATTTGACGCCGGAGATCTGCGCCTCCTCGAGCATCGGAATAGCGACCAGCGAGATCTCCCAAAGGTCTACCTTCTTCAGGTGCCTTGCGCCGGTGGTGCGATCCCAGTCGTAGTCTTCGGTCCGGTAGCCGATAGACATGCCGGACACGGCCTCGCGCTTGATCAGCGCGTGCACCGCCTTTGCCAGCGGCACCTCGAGGATCAGCTCGCCGCGGACCTTCAGCCCGACGTCATCTTCGGCGATTTCCGTCCAGACGCCGATCGGCTGCGTTGGATCGTGGCTCCAGAGCATCGGCGGCATGCGCTTTTTCTTGCGCCAGGCCGACATAGACGCCTTGAACGCCCCCGGCTTGACGATATCGCCACCGCGATCAAGCAGATTGAATACCGACGCGTAGCCCTCGATCGTGCCATCGGTGACACCATCGCCGACGGCGAACTTGACATCGAAAGGAATGTCGAACCGCTCGTGCGGCAGTGTATCCTTGACTTCGAGCAACCTCATTCTGAGGTCTCCTGTGGCAACGTGTTAAGTACTTTTTCGAGGTCGTCGCGCGCGGAGCGGATGCGGTTTTCATTGGCCCGCGAGAGAACGCGCCCGATCTTCTTCTCGATCTCGGCGTCGTCGAGCTGGGGGCCGCCGTTGTGTCCGATCATCGACTTCACCGCCGAGGTGACTTCCTTGGCCATTGCGTCGCGCTCGGCCTGCGTCCCCATATTCAGCGGGATCAGCGGCTCGTCGAGGCCATCAATCGGGTTGAGGTTCTCCCACTTCCGGACCTCGTTGCGAGTGAAGTACCCGTTGACGATGCCGGCAGCATAGAATTCAGCGCGCGTCTTGTGGTCGCCGCGAAGCAGGCCCTGCACGCTGAATTCCGCGGAGACGTCATCCTCGTCGGGAAAGAGATCGCGGGCAAGGACCTGCTGCCAATTCTCGATCCATGGTTCCAGCGAATGGATGACGTGCGCTAGGAAGAAGGCCTCGGCCGACGCGAAAGTTGCCGTCTTGTCTGAATGGCCAACCATCTGCGGGAAAACGCCGAGATCGCGACAGATTTCTTCGATCTGAAACCTGCGGGTCTCCATGTGCTGCGCATCGACGCCCTTCATAGTGAAGGGGGTCCACGTGGCTTCTTGATCCAGCACAAGCGTCTTGAACGCGTTCCGGAGCCCCGATAGGTTCTCGGTGGCGAGTGCCTTCAGCCGGTCCTTCGCAGGCTTGCCGAGCGACTGCTTGAATGAGATCAGGCCGCCCGGCTGCGCGCCATTAGAATGCAGCCTGGCGTGCGTCTCCTCTGTAGCGATCGCCAGACCGATGGCCTCGCGAGCTAGATGGATCGCATTCATCCCGGCGAACCCATTCCATGACGGGCCCCGAAGATGCATGATTTCTTCCCGGGCATACGTAGTGGTCACGCCGTCGCGATCAGTGACGTCGTATTTCAACGTCCAATCGGCGTCCTGCTTCGGCACCACGTTGCCAACAAGCGGGATCAGTTCGACCACACGCTTTTTGACGCCCCCGCGGCCGATGTAGGCGTACGCGTTGCCCTTCAGCACGGCGTGGAACATCATAAGTTGGCGGAACTCGAACGATGTCATCCAGTCGTTTGGCCGCCGCCAAAGCAGGTTGTACACCGGATGCTTCTTGTCCGGCAGCTTGTTGCCTTTTTCGTCCTCGCGATAGACCTTCAGAGGTATCTGAGACAGCCCATTCGCCAACGAGCGCGTCGCAGCGAGCGCCGTCGACACCTTCAGCGTCGAATCGACATTCACGGCGACGCCGGATTTGACTTTGGCCTCCTCTCCGAAGAGGCGCTCCCAGGTCAGTGCTGATATGTCGGTCGCCTTGGTCTCAAGCCCCGAGGCGATCGACGAGAACAGGCCGCTCATTACGGCTCACGCCTGCGCGCCGTGAGTATCACACCGGCGAGGACCAGAGACCCGCCGGTGATGTACCCTGCCGACGGATGTATGAGCCATGCGCCGTAAGAAATCGAACCGACAGCGGTCAGCCCGACGGCGTCACGAAACAGCGGCGGCACCGTTCGCGCGATCCACCCACCGATTTTCGCCAACGCCCCGCCTAACCGATCGACCATCAGATCACCATGAGTTCTTCGTTGTTGAGGTACGAGCCGCCGGCGTTTGGATTCCGACCCATCAAGACGACGCACCCAAAGGTCGCCATCAGCGGATCGATCTTGGCCGTGCCGGATACCTGTTTCGTGATCGAGATCGCGTTGCCGCGTGGCTCGACCCTCGCATTCTCGACAGCCCAGTCCATCAGCTCGAGCCCGCCGTGCACCAGCGTGCCGCCGGCGAGCGCGCGTTCAGTTGTTTTGATGGCGCCGTTCAGCTGCCAGCCCTGCGGAATGCCGACGATGCGTTCCGACGCAATGCCCCGGCCTTCGGCGGTCAGCGCCTTGGTGATGTCGGTAACGCCAAACGAGTCGACGCCGACCGAATCCTCCTCTGCGAGAAGGCCGGCTTCCTCGATCTGCATGATAAGCAGCGCGACCTCGTCGACGTCGTCACCGGGTTTCTGCACGATTGTCAGCTGGTTCAGTCCCTGCAAGTCCTGCAGCTTCGCCGCAATATCCTTGCGGCGCTTCAGCACGATCTTGTGGGCCCAGGCGTGGTTCCAGAGCAGCCAGCGGCCGGTCCCGATCTCGCGGCCGAGCGCCGCAAAGCCGAGAAGATCGTCGAGCCCGCCGCCGTCGATGTGCACCACGATGACTTCCGAACGCTTCAGAAGCTCGGCGAACGTCAGCGTTCGATCGACGTTCGACGAACCGGTCTCGGGGTTGCCGCGCCAGAACTCGGCGCCGGCCCAGCTATCCCCGCCGAGTGCGATGCCGATCTCGATGTTGAGGTGCTGTGACGCCCACAACCGGATCGCGGCGTCGCCCTTCGGTTCCTCGCCGGCGAAATCCTCGATCAGCGCCTCGATCGTGATGGACCGGTCGCGGTTCGGCGTGACCATCCACCAGTTCTCAGGGTTCCGCCAGGAGCCGTCCTTCATCATGCGGACGGGGAACTCGTACAGGATCGGCAGCATGTTGCCGACTTGCTTCCCGTCGCGTATCGCGCGCGCCTTCTGCAATTCCTCCTTGAAGATACCGACCGGGGCCTCATCCGACTGCGTCGTGATGATGATCAGGAAACCCTCGGGGAAGGGCAGTATGCCGCCCCTGATCTGCCGCAACACCTTCGCCGCCTTGGCATCCTTGCCGAGCTCGTGCAGCTCGTCGATCAGCACGCCGACCGGTTTGACGCCGACCAGAATCTTGGTGTCGAACGTCTTGATCTTCAGCTTCGCGCCGTTGGTGCGGTCGCGGATCGTCTTCGTATGCTCGACGCAGTGGAACCGCTTCATCAGGTACGGGTCGGCTTCGATCATGCCGACCGCCTGGCTGAAGGCGGTCTCCGAAACGGCCTGCGTCGGGCCGATAAGCAGAAACTCGGCGCGCGGCCGCTCGTTGACGAGCAGCGCCGTCATCATGATCGCGGCGGAGCCGGTCGTCTTGTTGTTCTTCTTCGGGACCAGGTTGAAGATTTCCCGAATGAACCGGGCCTCTCCATCCTCGACGAAGCCCCCGAACAGAGCGGCCACGATGTCGCGTTGCCAGTCGCCGCACGCTTCGCCGAGCGTTGGCTGGCCGATGACGTCGGGCAACCTCAGCTTGTTGAAGATCTTGACCGCCGTCGCCGCCTTTTCAGCGTGCAGCGGCAGATCCGGGAGAAGCGATTGCCCGGCCTCAAGTCGCGTCGCCCAGTCCGGGCACGCCAGCGTGGCGTACATCAGGCTGGCCGACGATTGGCGGGCAAGATGTCGGACCAATCGGCGGTCGGCGGCTCGTTCGCCTCAGCCTCGGCCTGGGCCTTCTTGCCGAGCGGCTTTTGCGCCGGCTGCGTCGGCTCCCTCGGCTTCGGCGGCGGGTTGTATTCAGACCAGCCGGCGCGAGTCTTCATCCAGAAGATTGCCGCGGTGACGGCCTCGCGGCCTTTGCCGGTGGCGATCTTATAGAGGTTGGCGCCGACGCGCGAGTTGGCGACGATCAGAGCTCGATCGATCTCGCCGCGGTAGTGCTTTCGCAGCGTCTTCACGTCGATCTCAAGGACCGTCGCGATTTCCTCCTGCGTTACTACGACCGCCATCGCCTCGACCATCTTGCGTGATTTGGCGTCTGGATTGTGCCGGCTGCCCTGCGGCATATGATGTTCTCATAAGTACATGCTTTTGCTGCATTTTTTCGCAGACTTGGCATTGCTTCTGTTTTCGATGGCGAGCAATCGTCGTTCATCGCGAGCGGCATGGTGCCGTCTCGGAAAACTACGAGAGGAACGACAGATGACGCAGATCAATATCACCGGCCTTGAAGTGGCCAAGCTAACCGCTGTGATCACCGGCGGCGGCTTCAAGCGCTCCGCTTCCAAAGAGATCGCAGCGACCCGCTTTTACAACGCGGCGTCCAACCGCGGCATTGCGGTGGTCGACGCGGCGATTATCCTCGAGGCCGCTACGTTTGAAGCCGCCAGTGCCCAGCTGCAGGCACTTCTGGCTCCACCGGCCGCTGCCAAGAAGGCTGCAGCGGAACGTAAAACACCGGTAGCCAAGGACCGGGCCGCGACCGAACAGAAGGCCGGAAGCAAGATCGGCGCCGTCATGGAACGCGCCAAGTCCGATCACGGCGTGTCAAACAGTGAGATCCGCTCAATGACCGGGTGGGCCAAGCTTGGCGGCTTCTTCAACGCGGTGACGAATAGCGGGTTCGATCGCCATCGCGTCCGCGAGGATGGCGACACCCGGTGGTTCGTCGTCGCGCCCGGCTCCGGATGTCACGCGTATATCCGCCCGGCCGCCGGCGAGCCTTTCCAACGGTTCGGCACCTACAAGGATGCGGACGAAGCCAGCAAGGCCGCCAAGGAAACGGCCGCGGCCGACGGCGAGGACGTCTCGATCGAGATGATCGCCGATACCGCGATGCTGATCACGGCTACCACCTGATCACGACGCCTTCGAACTCGTCACCGTTAAGGCCGCTGTAGTACTCCGCAGCAGCCTCAGCGCTTTCATGGCCGAGCTCTGCAGCCAGCGCGGCGACGTCGGCCCCTGACAAAGCAATCCCGTTTTGCGCGATGGCGAGTCGGCCGCTCCTGATCGAAACGTCGACCAGGTCGACGCCCGACACGAGGGGATCAGGATCGACGAGCCGACCGGTTCCGTACATGAGCGTCGCGCGCTCGCCGACCTTTGGAACGCGATGCCCGCGCCGACGCAGGGTCGCGCGCTTCTTGCCGCTAGCGACGAGCGGCGTCAGGTGATCGCGCAAAAACCTAAGCAGAGCCATCAGGCCGCGTTCCTTGATACGCGGAAGCCGGCGGGCATCGCCCCGATCAGTTCCAGTTCAGGTCTGAACGCCGGTGCCCGCTCCCACGACGGCTCCCAGGACGCGAGCCTATGATCCTGCGGCGCCCGTCTGACAAGCCCCGACATGAGGTCGCGGATCGTTTGGCGCAGGAGCTCGACGCCGAGCGGCATGAGCTTCGCCCGCCACAACTCGCCGGCGTCCTCGTCGGGATCGATAAAAACGTGCCGCTGCGCGGCGACATCGCCGGCGTCGATGGCGTCACCGAGCCAGAACACAGTCCCGCCGGTTACCGCCTCTCGCATATGGACGGCCCAACGCACGGCATCGCGGCCCCGATGACGCGGGAGGAGGGACGGGTGGTAGCCGATTGCGCCAAGCCGGGCACGCGCCCGCGTCTTCGCGCCGATGAAGTCGAAGCTGTGCGCGGCAACGATCAGATCGGTGTCGGGGGGCACCACTCCGGCTCGCAGGCGGCCGGCCTCAACGCAGGGGACCTCGTCTCGCTCGGCTTCCCACCTGAGGCGGTCGACACCGCCGTCCGCCCGCAGCAGCGGCGCCGAAGCGGCGACGACGTCGCATTTTTCGTCGCGAAGCATCCGGTAGACGGCCGCCCCAAACTCCTTCTGGCCGGCGATCAAGACCCTCATGACGAGGCCTCGACCGCCAGGGCGGCTTGACCGTAGAAGCGAAAGCCTTGGACTGCCCGGAAATGACCCCCGAACCCCGCCTGCAGCGCTGCCTTACCCTTTTTCGCCGCGCTCTTGTTGATCGACATGGCGCTCTTGCGCCTGCTGTCGCCGTGAAGTGTGGCTGACAGCTGGCGCCACCTGCGGTCCCGCCTCAGCGCCGCGCACAGCTGCGGGTGGCTGGTATGGAAGATCGTCGTTGCCGGCCGGCCGGAGAGCCGGGCCCAGTCCTCGCCTCGCTCCTGAGCAGCGCAGATCTCGTTCAGGAAACGTAGCCCGACGCCGGCGCCCTGCCATTCAGGCATGACCACCAGGCGGCAGGCCCGCGCCTCGACTTCGCGTCCCTTGTTCTTCGATGAGACCCCGAGGTGACAGACGAGTTCCCCGTCGACCACCCCGACGTAATACGCGCAGCCGACCATCCGCGGCAGCTTCAGATAGTGATGCGGCTCAAAGAGCGGCCAGTAATTTCCGTCCGTCTTCCAGATTTCGAGATCGAACGAAGGCCGTCGAAGACGCCCCCTTGCGAAGGAGCCCTTCGCCGTATCGAACACCCAGTCCGGCTCGATCCACTCCACGACGTCGTAGTGTGGCGTCAAAAGTACGACCTGGCCGGAGCCTCGCCGCCACGACTTCGCAAAGGCGAGGGCGCCGAATTTGGCGATCTGCCGATCGACAACTGACGTGAACTCGTCGACGATCGCGCGGGCCGGCGCCTCGACCACCAAGCGGGCGAGGTCTGCCCGGAACTTCTCTCCGTTGGAGAGCACCGGGTAGGGCCTCAGCCATGTCGGCACCGTACCCAGGCCGACGGATCCAAGCGCCGCCGTGACATCGTTAAACTCGCCGTCCGGCGCGATCGCGTCGATAATCGGCGCGTCGTCCGGCCACTCGGGCAGCCAGAACGGCGCCGGCTCCCCGAATATCTGGCGACCGATCGACGTCTTTCCGGACCCGGACGGGCCGACGATGACGCCGATTCGCCAGTCACCTCCATCGATGTCGAGCTCTGCGTCGAGCGAGAAATCGCAGCCGGTTTCGGCGTTGAACAGGCTTTTCGTGCGGGCCGCCCGGTAGCTGTTGAAGTCCGAGCAGCGGTTCCTTACCTCGACCTTCATGTCACGACCACCTTGACCTGGTGGCCCGACTTTGCGAGCTGGCCGAAGACCTCGGCTTGGTGCTTTTCGTCGCGGCAGACGACGATGACACCATACTGCTCGCTGTAGCGGTCAGCGGGAATCGAGGCGTCGTCGTCTTCGCCGCCAAGCAGCCCGAGCGATTCCGGGTCCAGCCCGAGTTCGCCAAGGTCCATGTCCAAGTCGGCGAGATCGTCGAGCTCGAGCGACAGCGCGGGCAAGTCCCAGCTCGTCTCCTCACCAACGCGGTTGTCAGCCAGGCGGTACGCCTTGACCTGCTTCGACGTCAGCCCGTCCGCGACATGCACCGGGACGAATTCGAGCCCAAGGTGCTGTGCGGCTTTCAGCCGGGTATGGCCGACGATGATGACGCCGGCGGCGTCGACCACGATCGGCTGCCGCCATCCGAACTCTCGGATTGAGGCCGCGACCTTCAGGACCGCGCTTTCCGGGATGACCCGCGGATTGCGTTCGTAGGGGATAACCTCGTCGATCGGCCGCATCTCGGCCGAGTAGGAATTGTGCGATTGCATGAAGAAGGCCCATCGTGCCCCCGCCGCGTGCGCGGTGGCGGGGTGGCCGGATTGCCGGCCGGGTCTTGGTCATGCGAGTGACAGCTCGCGGCTCGGGCGCGTCAACGCCCGGGCTCCCGCCTCTTCCGAAGCAGGGCCTTCGTTCTCCCATCCTTTAATAGACGGGAAAGTGTGGTGTTCAGCCCGAGGCTGAGAAAAAAATCCACGCGTGAGCCCCGAGCGGTTCAGCCCCCCAAGGCCCCAGAGATCGGATACCCCCCTCCCTTGCCCGTTTGACGGGGCAGGGGGGTCAGCTGTCGATGGTGATCGACCTTGATGAAGTCCGGGGACGGATGAAGGTCAGATGGGCTGCTGCATGCGCTGTGCTCGAGCACGCAGCCCTTTCAGGGTGTTATGCTTGACGCATAGACATTGCCCGTTTGCAGGATCGAGTGCTGATCCACCATCCTTGCGTTCGGTGATGTGGTCAGCGATCAGACGGAGCGGAGCTGCCGTCAGGCAGCGCTTCCCATCTTCGACCCATTCACATCGGTATCCAGCACGGGCGATGACCTGTGCCCGCCATGCCCGGTGCTCAGGTGTGAGCAGCTCAGGATCAGCCTTCTTACGAGCAGGGCTGGCGGTACGGATGTCGAGGGTTCGCACCGAGGGGCGGAGCAAGCGCACCATGCCATTCTGAATCCTGGTGTAGTGCTCTACCTTTAGATCGCAGAGCGCTGCCTTGGCCGGGCGGGGCTTACGCCCGCCGGCCGGAGGGCACCGAAAGATCAGAATCAGCGTCTGCGCGCGTGCGCGAGGGGGCCGCGATCCAGTACCACATGTTTTTCGTCGTTTCGGGGCCGGGGCGAGAATGTCCGAGAAGTGTACCGAGAATGTCGCGAGTTTGTCCGCTCGATTTAGCTTGACAGCTTTTCAGGCCTGGCCGGATTTCAGCGCCTTTCGCTTGGCTGCTTGCTTCCGGCGCCGGCGCTCGTTGCGCTTCCTCGCCCAGCTGAAGGCATTTTGCGGCTCGTCAGGAATGAAGGGCACGACGGTCCCATCAGCGGCCCACGAATTGAGACCTTCTCGTTGTCCCGCATCTTCCGCGATCGTATCGGAAAGGTGGCCGATTTCGGGGCCGCTGCGCAACACCCTGATTTCCGGCATTTCGCCATTCTGCGAACCCCTGCGAACCAGATATGCGGAAATTTTCGCCAAAGCGCGGTCTTTCCTGCGCCTCCCGGTCTCCGGATGAATGCCCTCCGTCTTGAAACACCAGCGCCGAAAAGACTTGCCGCCGACCTTGGAGCGGGCCCATGCGAGCAGGGCGCGCCGCTCATCCTCGCTGTCGACCGCGACCAGCCATGCCTGCAGGATTTCGAGCTCGGACAGTTCGTGCGCGCTCGGCAGCACGCCGAGTCGCTCCCAGAATGCCCTCCGTTCCTCGGCCAGCGGATCGGCTCCGATCTCCAGATGATCGCCTGGCACCTTGCCCCAGCCGTTCTTGTCCGATTGCGAATGAACATAGGGCAACGCAAGCGACCGCGGCTGCGCAGGCCCGACATGCTCGCGGGTGGCACGGTCGATCTCGGCGGCTCGAATGAAGAGTTCTGCGATCTCTCCGATGTTCATCGGGGACGTCTCATGTCGTCGAACAGGTCCAGTTGATCCGCATTCTCGCCGAACCGTCTGAATATCCTTTCATAGACCATGCCGCCGAGCGCGTAGCGCTGCGGGACCAGCCCGCTGAGATCCTGGCAAACGTACTGCAGCTGGCCGACCGGCATCCGGTCCCAGAGGTCAAGCCAGTCGCTGTCGATATGGTCGACCCCTCTGATCAGCACCATGTCGGACGCCATCCAGAGGCCGACCTCGTCGAGCAGCGCCTTGTTGTTGGCAGTTTCGGCCAGCGTGGTCAGGACCATTCGGAGATGGGTTTCGCCGTGGCGGCGGTAGATGCGAGCCAGCGTTTCAACGGCCCTGGTCTGCCCGATTTCCGGGTATCGATGGCCGTCAATGATCTCGATACGAAACTCGTCGCAAAGGCGCCTGATATGAGCTGGGACGAGGGCGCTCACAGCAGGATTTCCTGATCACTGTCGATGATCTCGGCCATGCCCGGCGAAAGGGGCGGGGGCGAGTTTGTCCCAGAAATGTCCGAAGTTTGGGGCGAGTTTGTCCGATTCCGCATTTCTGGCGGGAAGGTCTCGGGGAAGCCTCGAATTGGCTTCCCGGTCCACCACACCAGCGCCGACTTTTCGGAGATCCGCTTGAACACCACGATGCCCGCCTTGACCAGGAATCCGGTGTTACGCTCGAAGTTCTTCCGGATCTTCGCTTTGGCAGCGGTGACGTCCTGCTCGGAGGCGTCCATCGTGACGGCGACATCGAGGTAGTAGCTGAAGTCGACGACGTGCTTGCCGATCGCCTCCGCGGGCCCGTCCTTGTCGGTGGCGACGAACTTCCCGTATTTCTTGATGGCTTTGAACAGCGGGATCAGGAGGGCCTCCTCCGACGGCCGCACCGAGAATCCGAACTGTTCGCCCTCCTTCTTGAGCTTTTCCTTCTCGTCGACGGTGACGACGACGCATGACGTTTGATCGCGCCCGGTCTTTGCATTGGCGCCGATCTGGACGGACTGGAGGCTGAAAGTTAGCTTGAGGCCGTCCTCGTCATCTTTCTGCTTGTCGAGCAGGGCGGTCCGGATCTTCGTCATGGGATCGACGGTGACGAGGACAACCTGGTCGACGTTGGCGTAGATCGAGGTGTGGCCTCGCAGCTTCTTGCCATCGGCGTTCATGTGATGGACCAGGCAGACGTGGACGCCACATTCGTGCTCGATGCGGGCGATGTGATCGAGCACCACCGACATGTCCTTGCCGTCGTTCTCGTTGGCGCCGGCCGTGGCGGTTGAGAGGGTGTCGATGACGACGAGGCGCAGCGGCTTGGAGAGCGTCAGCGACCACGCCTTGATCTCGTCGATGAGCGGTTGGGTGTCGCCATCCTTGGCGTAGAGGTTGACGCGCGCCGTGAGCGGGACAATCGGGACGTCTTCGTCGGGCCCGACCTCGAAGTGCTTCCGATAGGCCTTGAAGCGCTTCTTGATACCCCAGCCGCCTTCGCCGGCCTGGTAGACGACGGCGCCTTCCTTCACCGGGATGTCGAAGAACGGGAGGCCGCGGGCGACACACATGGCGAGATGGATGGCGAGGAACGATTTGCCGGATTTCGATGGCCCGCCGATGACGGATCGTCCGCGTTCCGTCCACCAGCCCTCGACGAGATAGTCCTGCTCGAGCCCGGGATTGTCGAGCTCCGACCAGGTGAAGGCGCCGAAGCGCGACTTCGGCCGCTCTGGCGACCAGTGCGGCGCCTTCTTGATCAGCGCCGCCAGTTTTTCGCCGGTCCCGCCGGCGCGTTCCTTCCAGTCGGTGACGTCTGCCTTTGGGGGCATGTCCTTCCAGTGCGCGGCGAGATCCAGGACGCGCACCGATTTCACATGTGGTTTCAGCCCGGCGCCGCGCAGACTGACCCGTTGTCGGCCGGTGTCGTCGTTGTCCGGCAGCAGGATGACGTTGGCGCCGGCGAGATCATCGTGGAAGGATTCCGACCAGTATTTGGCGCCACCGGCGTTGGTGGTTGCGGCGAGGCCCCATGCCCGCAGGGTTTCGACGTCCTTCTCGCCCTCCGCCAGCAGGATCGCGCGACCTTCCGCCTTGGCCTTGAGGACCTCGTCGCGGTTATACAGCCAGCGGGTGGCGGCGGGGATTTGCTCGACGCGATCGTAGTGCTTGTCGGGCTTGGTCGCGAACCAGTCTCCGGACTTGTTGCGGTAGAACTCGCCCTCCTGCAGCTTCCAGATCCAGCCGCCCTCGGGATGCGGGCGCCGCTGCATGTAGCGGGGTCCCTCTGTCTCTTTCGGGAACTTCAGGACCTCGTAGGCGAGTTTTCCCTTGTCATCGAAATACTCGAAGATGGCGATCGGTTTCGGCTCCAGCCAGCGCGGCACGCGCGCGGCGAGTGCGCTGGCTGCCTGGCCGTTATCCTGCTGATCTCGTCCGCCGGCGCGGCGCTGGATGAACCCGCGTTCCTGAAGCCACTCCAGAGCCTCCGGTGTGTTAAAGCCTCTGTAGGCCCGCAGCAGATCGAGGACGCCGCCGCCGGTCTGGTCTTCGTGGTCGAACCACGTCCCCTTTTTGAGGTCGACGGAAACGGAGCCTTTGTCGCCCCAGCGCCATTCGCTGGAGCTCGACATATGCTTGTTCTTGTCGCCCATGAACTCGGGGAGCACGGCCTCGGCGACCGGCCCCATGATGGCGGCAAACTCTGCTGAATCGGACATGTTCAGGCGGCCGCCTCATTTGCTATGGTTGCGGCATTGGGGGAGGCGCCTACATGCGCATCGACTATGCGAGCTTCTGCATCGGACTGCTGGCAGGCTTCACCGGCTTCGTGATCATCTTCTATCTGGCGGACAGCTACGGCATACAGTCGGCCGAGCTTTGTCTCCCGGGTGAGAGCCTGGTTACATGCGTCCGGGATTGGGCGGACGTCCTGGCGATCATAGGGGCCGCGGCGACTGTGATTTTCATCTTGTTGCAGATGCGTGGGTCCGATCGCCAGCACCAGGACAACGTGGCTTTGCAGACTTTGCCTATGCGCGCGAGCATCGCCCGCTTCATCGTTGAGACTATCGAGCCCCTCGAACGGATGCTTCAACCGGTCCTCGAAGCGGAAATGAAATATGCGACCGGCAACTGGACTAAGATTAGGCCAGCTAGTGTTCACGATGCTCTCAACGAGATTGCCAGGTGGACGCAACCCACCAGCCTCACGCGGATCATCGTATACGACGATGGCACATTGATCGAACTCTGCGACAAGGCGGAGCGCGCGGCTCTCGCGACCGCCATGACGTGGAGCAGACCGGATGGGTATGGGAACTCCGCGCCGATCAGCGTTGTGACCAAGGAAGCCTGCGCCAGTTTGCAGCCCGTGATTTCGGCCTGTTATGCCTTTACCGAAGCGGCGCGTGCGCTGCATGCTCAGGTGAGCTCGGGCACGGCGCCGACCGTGCGCGAGAGACTTCGCAGGCATATCGCAATTGTCCCCTGATCTCATCGCCTGACGACCTCCACCGGCCGGCGGCCCTTGCCTGGGAAGATCTTGGCGAACTCACCCTCCGCGCGCGCTATCGAGGCCTTCTCGCCACTACCAACGATATCGCCCTGAAGATGGGCGCGCAGCGCGCGCCAGGCTTCCAGCTCGGCCTCGGTCTCGGACGGATAGATCTGGGCGATCCCATCCTTGCACACCGACTCCCAGCCGGCGCGGTGAACCTTGCGGAACTGGCCTTCGAACCCGCCCATCACGGGGACGGCCCTTGCGTTGACCTCGTTCATCAGGCGGTGCCCCCAGGGGAGAGGGAGGCCGCCGGATCATCAAGAGCTAGCGCCGCTGGCCGGAATATAGTTCGGGAACGAACAGCTCGTTGAAGCGCCCAAGCGCCCGCATCGCCGCTATTCCGTCCTCGACCTTTCCCGTCGACTCGGCTCTCGATCGAGCATCGAGATATTGCTGCCAGGCGATATCGACCTCGCTGGCGAAGGGGATGATCTTTGCAGCCACGTTCCTGCCTCGTTCCGGGTGCGGCAGAATGGCCGCAAATCATGCTTGCAATATACGCGCAGCCTAACCCTGCTAGCATCCAGAAAAGCACTACGTACCCGCTATCCCCAGTGTCCACAGGTTGTCCCCACCATCGGTGGAAAACCGCTTGGTCGGGCGGCGGCGCTGACCGCAGCTCAAACAAGTCGCCAAAAAAGAAGCCGCCCAGAGCTGTTGGCATGTCTGATCAGGCGTCCTCGAGCTCGGTTTCGTCCACCTCGTCCTCGATCGATTCCGGGTCAGGATGCGGTTCTGGGGCCGTCGGTATCGCGCCGGGGCCGCCATAGGTCGCGCAGCGCAGCTCTGGCGGCAGCCAGCCCGTCGATGGCACGTTGGCCACCGCGAAGGCGACCAGCTCGGCCTTCTTCATTTTGTCCGCCTTCTTGGCTTCATCCTCGTTGATCGCCTCGCGGATCGCCTGAACAACCAGGGGCTTCGCGACGCCACCGAAATAGTCGGCCGGATCGAAAGCACCCGTGAGAGCTAGCTCCATCCGCTTGCCGTCGATCGCATTGGCGAGCGGTGCCGCCATGGCGTCGAAGATGACGTTGCCGCTGTTGTGGCGCTGCAGATCCAGCGCCTCGCCGGCGAGCCCGGCCGCCACCTTGAAGAGATCGGCGTCGTTCATCGCAGAAAAGCGTTGAAAGAGAATGCTGAACTTTTCCGGTTGACGGCCGCCGCTCCGATAGCCGTTGATCGATGCTTTCAGCGGACCATCGTTCCAGCTCGTCAGGCCCGCCAGCAAGGCGACGAGACCGACGCGCGGCTCTTCTGCCAGTGCTGTCCTGGTGCCCATCGTGGCGGCCACGCTGAGGCGGTGCATCATGGCATTGGAGACCGTCGGCGGGGCCGGCGCCTTGCCGTCAGCCTTGTCCTTGGCCTTCTTCTCTTTTTTGGCTTCCTCGGGCTTCACGACGCCGTAGGTGATCAACAGCTTGCCCTTGTGGTCGAGATCGACGACCGCGCCGGACTTCGCCTTTTCCGCCTTGGTGGCCTTCTTCTTGTTGAGCGAAAGCTTATCCCACGACCAGGACCAACCCTGTGGCATCTCCGATGCAACCGAGGCCCACGACCAGCCGTCGCCGAGGAGCTCCGCAGCCTTTGCTGTCAGCTTCTCATCGGCCAGTTTTTTCAGCAGTGCCTTGTCGGATACGACGTGATCCTCGCCGAAGAGGTCCTCGACGACTGCCCCGCCGGCCTTGACGAAAGCTTTGTCGCCAACGAAGGCGAGCAGCTTTCCGACATCACGATCGCCGGCGCCGAACTCCTGTTTGACGTAGTGGTACCAGAGGCCGCCCGACTTCTTGAGCTTCTTGAAAACGCGCTCTTGCTCGTCGATCGAGGGCGCCAAAGTGAAGGCGCGCACCGTTTCGATGAGACTGCCGCGATCGGCGTCGCCGGCGCGCCACCAGTCCAGCACCAAGGGTGACAGCCGGCCGAGCGCGAGCATGCGGCGGACACGCTTCGGCTCAATCCCGAACCTGCTAGCAATCTGGGTTTCTGATAGTCCGCGATCAGCGAGCTCCCGGAAGGTCTCGAAGGTGTCGGCCTCGTGCTGGGGTAGCCGGATCAGGTTCTCCGCCTGGCTGATCTCGCGCGCCGTGGTATCGTCCTCGTCGCCGACGATGACCGGAACCGGGTATTGGTCCGTGACGGGGACGCCGGCGATCGTGCCGCCGGTCGAGGCGAGCTCGCACATGACGCGGTACCGGCGATGCCCGGCGATGATCCTGAACTTCTTGCCGGCGGCGCGGACGCGCAGGGATTGCGCCAAGCCGTGAGCGGCGATCGATGCCTTCAGCTCGTCAAGACCTTCGTCGGATTTCAGGCGGCGGGCGTTGATGCTGTCGTCTGGCTCGAGGTCGACGAGCGCTACTGACGTGATGTCGGTCATGTCGGTGTCCTTTCGGTTTCAGAATCGGAAGTGCGCCCGATCTTGAAATTGAGCTTCAAGAAGGCGGCCTGGCGGGCGACGTTGACGTATGGCCGGCCTAACTGTTGCGCTGTTTCAGTCAGCGACTTCCCGGAGGCGGATGCCTGACGCAGGATCTCGTATTCTGCGTCTGTCCACGCTACGCGCTGCTTCAAGCCGAGATTGCTGGCGCGGGTGCGTATCGAGGCGATCGGGCGCCCCAGCTTCTCCGCGATCTCCTTGACCGGCATCTTGGCGGCATAGAGCTCCTTCAGCCGCTCGATTTCTTCGTGGGACCAAGGATCGGCGCCGCGCACCAGGTTGTTCTTCTGGGCAAACTTCAGGATGGACGTTAGTCCGCGCTCGTAGCCGGCGTCGCGAAGCTGCTGGACAATCTCGCGGTAGGGGAGGCCGCCCGTCAGGCCGGCAATGGCAATCGCCTTCTCGGGTTCGGTCCAGTAGTTCACACGATCGCGCGTGATCCCGAGCGCGATCGCTCGCATTTGGACCGCGACGCGGCCGCGCTTGAACCCGCGCTCCTCAAGCAGCTTGACGATATCGATGATGCGGACCTCGCGGACATATGCATCACGCAGGATTTCATCTTCGTCATCGGACCAGCTTGCGATGGCATTCTGGCTGATCAGGCCAAGGCCGTGAGCCCGCATCGATATGGTGCTGGTTGATACCTGCAGGCCGAGATCGGCAAGAGCCTTGCCAATATCCGCGAGCGGCATGCCAGCGGCGTAGCCGTCACGTATTGTCTTGTCCCAATCTTGATCCCAGTCGATGCCACGGCGGCCAAGCTTCTTACCCGCGACTACAGTTGCGGTCGCGGTCGTCGCGAGGGGCGGCGGGGCATCCGGGACCTGACCTAGCAGCGACAGCGCCGCGGCGGCTGACATCGCCGGAGGCGTCAGGATCTCGGGTGCGGCGCCTTTGTGGCGGGAAACGACCGGCCCAGCCCGAAACCTGATCCGCCGAGGCCCAGCGATCGCCGGCCCCATCGCGAGGAATTCGCCATCGGCCAATGTGCGCAGCGCGCGGGAGTGGCCAAGAGTGAAGCCGAGTAAAGCGCCAGCCCGCTCCATGTCTCGGTCAAAGATCGTGCGCCCGACAACCACATTGGTGGCCTTGGAGACCACCGCTTTGGCGGTCTCGGCGATACGCTGCGTCGCAATGACGCCGGCGATCCCCCGCTTGCGTCCCCGCCCCATGAGATCTGCGAGCATCGCAGACGATCGCTTGCGGACATCGGCTGTGACATCGCCGGTGTCGTAGTGCGGTGCCAGCGTCTGCGCCTCGTCGATCAGCACCAGCAACGGGTGCCAGTGGGCTTCCGGCGCGGCGACGAGGCCTTCGGCGAGATCGGCCGCGATATCAAGGCGCTGCTCGGAGGTCGCGTCCGACAGATCGAGGACGGCGCTGTAACGATGCTCACGAAAATGGGCGGCGAATCGGTCGGCGCCAACCCGCAGGACCTCGGCCGTTGTCAGCACGGCGACGTCGAAGTGCTCCTTCAGCGTGGAGAACTCGCCATCGGGATCGATGAGCAGCTGCTGGACGCGGCCGAAGGCCTGCTCAAACAGGCGGCGTAGCAGCATCGACTTGCCGGCACCGCTGTTGCCCTGGATGAGCATGCGCCCTTCGATCAGTTTCGGAAGATCGATACCGACAGGCTCGGCCTTCGACGTCGCCCCGATTTCGACATCGCTGTCGCGCAAGGGGCGCGCCGGCGTCGAGGTTTCAGCTTCTTCGACCGGAGGCCTGGGCTCCCGCGCATGGATAGGTTCCTGTGGCGGCTCGATGCGAACCGGGGAAGGAACACCGGATTCCTGGGCGAGCAGCTGCATCACCTTGCGGTCGGCTTCCGACAGCTTCGACACGTCCTTGGGGAAAACGATCCCGAAGCGGCGGTCTATCGGCCGCTCGGGAGCTTCACGCACGCTCGTTTGCATATCGATTCCTCCGATTTCCGATGAGATCGCGCCACTCGCCGGCGCCTTCGACATCGCGCTGCGCGGCGAGATCGATACCGTGTGAGAGCTCTTGCGCGGCTCGGCGCAGGAGATCGGCCTGCCAGTCCGCCATGCGGTCGGCGAGGTCGTCCCAATCCAAACCAAGGCGGGCGAGGGGGCCGGTCATCGCTGCCCCCCGACACCGGCGCAAAGCCGGTAGATCTCGGTCAGCGCCGCGAGCTGGCGGCCGAGCCCGGCGATCGTGCGCGCCGACGGATCGTCGGTCAGAACAAGCCCGGCGTTGACATGGGCGTCGGCCAGCAGGAATTCCTGCTCGATAGTCTCGACACCTTCCTTGACCGAAACGATCTGCCAGTCGTCGCCCTTGCGGCGGATGATCCGCTCCACCTGCTGGCCGGCGAGATAGTACCGCCAGACCACATCCGATGTCGGTGTCGGTTTCGGCGCGGTGTCGCCGGCGCGTACCAGCGTGACGCCTTCACCTGCGAGCAGCCGGATCAGGTGGTCGGCGCGCAGCCTGACCTGCTCGCAGGCCTCCGGATTGAATGAGGCATATTCCTGCCAGAGCGGGCGGACGAGGCCTCCCAGCCGTTCACGCCGCATGACATCGGCGAGAATGTCCCTGATCTCGCGTGGGGCCTCGTCCATGTCAGGCCGACCTCCGATAAAGAGGAATGACCTTCGGCGCGACGCCCTCGGGGCAGAAGCGATAGCCCTGGCCCCAGACGTTCTCGATCACGTTGATCCCGCCTGTCGCGGCCGTCAGCTTCTTGCGGAGCTTGCAGACGAAGACGTCGACGATCTTGACCTGGGGCTCGTCGCGCTCGTTGTAGAGCGCGAGCATGCACATCGCCCGGCTGACCAGCACGCCCGGCCTTGATGCCAAGAGATCGAACAGGCGATTTTCCTGCCCGGTCAGGCCAACGGTGACGGCACCCTCGATCGCTGACTTGTCGGGAGTGTAGACGGCGCCACCTGGCAACGCGACGAACGGAAGGGCGCGGTCTCGCTCCCGGCGATGCAATGCCTGCAGGCGGGCAACGGTCTCGCGGTCGTCGATCGGCGCATGCTGGGTGTCATCTGCCCCGGCGTTCAGCACCATGACCCGTTCGCGCATCGGTCGACCGGCATCGACGGAGCGGCCGGTCAGGATGACAAGCAGTGGGTTGCGGATTCCTGTCTCGCGGAACTCGCGACAGATTTCGACTGCGCTCGCCCATCCTCCGATCCAGAACACACCAACGCATTCGGGGTCGCGATAGAGGGCTGAAGCCAGGGCCTGCAGCGACGCCGCGGTCTCGCAATCTATGCCAGCGAGTGAGGCCGCGACGCTGGCGGCCGACGTGACGGTTGGATCCGGGGAGTACAGGGCGGCGTTCATGGCGTGGCCCCTGCGGTCAGAACGATGGCGAGGATGAAGCCCGTCGCCGTCGCGAACGCGAGATAGGGCAGGGCGCGCGTCATGCCGACACCCGTTCAGCGGTCACGATGCCCGTTTCGGTCTTATCCAGCGGCCGGAACCTATAGGCGCCGAAAGGCCACTCGCCATATTCCGGGTCGACTCCCCGAAGGACCTCGACCAGCAAGACGCCGGGCTCGTCGAGCGGACGTCCGAACAGCTTCGAAAACAGCGGGTCGGGGTCGACAACCGCGCGGACAGTGTAGGTGCGTCCGCGCACGATCTCCACGGTGCCGAAGACATTGGTGAAGGTGTCATCGACGCAAACTACGGTCTGGCCGGGATGAAACATCATGCCGCCCTCGCTTTCCCGGTCCTCAAATCCATGAAGGCCTTCTGCCAGCGCTGAGGGATGAAGGTGCATCTCGCCCAGGCGGAGGCGACGCCGACGGCCTCGGCCGCATCGCGCTGCGCCTGCACCGACCCCGGCAACAGGATCTTCTGCAAGACAGCGCGGTCGACGGCCGCCTGCTTCCAGTCATCGTCTCGCGGCTTCCAGCCCTTGCCGAAATAGCTTGAGCGCCATGTCGACACGGCGACAAGGCCCCAGGGAACCCTGCTGATTTCGCATGCCGCTGCCGCTCCGCCAGCGAGCCCGGACAACTGCAGGGCGTTCGGGTTGATGGTCTTGACCTGCTTATCCTCGCCGGTCTCAGGGTCGCGCTTGGTGCGGTCGAACTGGGCGACACTGCGTTGGGGCATCTCGATCGCCACGAAATCGGGGCGGCGGGCCTGCCAGCGCTGGAAAAGGTAGTGGGCGAGGTCGGCTGCCTTGTCTTCGGCGTTCTCGCCCTCGGACTCGACGGCCAGACATTTCCAATGCGATGGCGGCAACGCGCTATCGAGATCGCAAAGACCAGTGCGCGTTGCGACATCTAAGCCGACGATCAGCATGGTTCCCTCGAATAGGCGTGGCGGGCGGCGGGCTGGGCCCCTACGGTCGTGCCGTTCCGAAACGGTGCTGGAGGCCTTGCGAGCCGTGCCAGACCGCCCTCTGGGTTATTCAGTGTGGGCCTGCGGCAGCGGGCGCGCCGTCGCCTTCCCAGGCCTTGCTGGCGGCCGCGGCGACCGGATCGACGCCGTCGCTCTTGTCGACCACATCCTTGGCAACCGCGGCGGCCCCGAGCCCGAAGCCGGCGAAATCAGCGCCGAGAGCCTCGACGATGCCGCGCGCATAGCTGCGGTCCTCATCCTCCATCTCGTCGATCGCGCTGACGGCCTTCTCCCTGGCGCCGGCGAGGCCTTCCTCATATTTGCGGATGCGGCGCTGGCCGTTGACGATAGCTGAGAGGACGCCCTTCTTGACGCCGACCTTCTTGGCGTCGGCGTATATGGCCGCCTGGTCGGAATTGACTGACTTGTTGAGGGCGCGCTTCTTCTGCTTGTAGTCGGCGTCGAGCTGGGCAAGCCGGTTTTCGCGGTCCTGCTCCATCCGATCGAGCTCGTCGGCGAACGACGCCGCCTCCGACTCCGTAGCGCGGTTAGCGCCCTCGTGGACCTTTGGCATCAGCGTATCCTTTCCGCCGAGCGCAGCCCGGCTTTTTGACGTTGGCTGGCCGGCGTGAACGCCAGGCGGCTGTGGTAGGGGCAGTAGGGCGCGACGGCGGTCGCATTGCCGCAGAACGCGAAGTCAGGAAGCTGCGGATCGCCCTGCGGCCACTTGCAGGTCTGTTCGGTGAGCTGCGTCAGCGTCAGTTTGCGCGACGTCGGAACCTCAAGAACGATGGGCCGGCGCGCTTCGCCGGCGATCAGATGCGGGGCCAGGCCCTGCGACGAGGCGCGATCAGCCGCGCGCTGCTTGAAATCGAATTGGTTGGTCTTTGGCTTGCCGCCGGGAAGGACGGCCAAGAGCGGCGATGGTTTTACAACCTTGGGTGCCGCCACCTTTCTGGACTTCGGCGTCCTTGCGCCCCTCACGGAACCGGCCGGTGGCAGCAGGCCGGCAACCTGCAGCCGGGCAATGACGGTAACGACCTGATTCCGGCTTTCGAGGCGGAGGCGGGTTGCGATCGTGGAGGCCGAGTGCCCGGCCTTTGCCAACGGCAGCACGGCCGCTTCCTTCTGGCGCGAACTGAGCATCGTCCATGGGATGGAGGGATCAGGCGCGGCAGGAAGAATGCCCGAGACGGCGGGAGGAGGTGCCGCCTCGGGCGCGGTCACCGGCTGGGAGGAGGTAGCCGGTGTCTCTGATGGGGAAGGCCCTCCGGAGAGGGGAGGTGCTGCACAGTCGGGTTTCTCGGCTTTGCCAGCAGCATCCTCGGCGGCCCTGACACCGCCCCTTTTCGCGGAAATGGGTGCGGGTCTCTCCCCGCCGTCACGCCTGATAGGAGGTGGCGTTCCCCCTGCATGGACCGCCCCATGCGGCCTACTCACCTCTCCCGTCATCGGGTCGCCTTCCGCGGCGATGATCCGATCGTTGTCCTCGGAGGCTTTCGCTTCGGGATTGATTTCTCCGACGAGGGCCGGATTGGATACCGGGGCAATTTGCCCATTTGCGGGGATCGTCTGCCTTCCCAGGACAGCACTCACCTCGCCGGAGGCCGGGCTTTCATCGCTGTCGCGCCCGGCAGGCGACGCTCCCAAGGATGGCGGAGACGGTATCGCGTCATCCCCGCCGCTTTGCGATTCCTCGATACTGTTTTTTGCCCAAGCCTCGCGCCGGATCAGCGCGGCGAGACGATCGACTTCCTTGCGTGGTGCCTTCAGCTTGAAGGCGATCGTGCTGGGTGCCTGATCGGCGGCCAGCAGCTCGCGCACAGCAGCAGTCTGCCGCTCTACCGACATCCGATCCCATTTCGCAGGGGCGGCGCTCATGATGCCGCCCTCGGATTCAGGAAGGTCGGCAGCCCCTCGGAAACTCGGATGGTATCGACGAAGCGGAAGAAAGCCGCGACCGTAAGGCGCCGGGTCTTCTCACCATCGCGCTCGACCCGGACCTCGCCACGCTGCGAGAACGACGCCTGGTAGTTCCGGGCGGCGAGGAAATGACGGACGGCGTCGAAGTCGTTCGATGTACCGGGCTCAAACCGGCGGGGTCCGCCGTTCTCCCGGAGCCAGTCTTCGATCGTTTGCCTGACCGCCGGCTCCACGTCTTTGATCGCCGGGCGCATCAGGCGTCTCCGGCGAAGGTTTCGATTCCGGCGCGATCCAGTGCGCCAGAGAGTCGCCCCAGAGCGCGGATCTGGCGGCCATCCAGAGGCGCGCCCTCAGCGGCAAGTAGCGCCGCCAGCCTGTTGGCGGTGGCCGCAAGTTTGAGACGTTCACGTCTAGCCTCCTCGAGCGCCTTCAGTTCCTTGAGCGCTTGTACCTCGTGATATTCTGCGGTCCTGGCCTCACCGTAGAACCACGATTTCACGCGGTTCCACGTCAGGGCTTCGAGCCGCAGCGGGAATCTCTCGTCGACCAACCCATTGTAGACCGCCGAGATCTGGCTCTTCCAGCCGCCGCCGGGAGCCATGATCTGGCCGATCTCCTTCGTCAGGCACTGGGCGGTCGCGACGCTAGACATGACACGACCGCCTGGCCGGAAGCGCTCCGAATGGAATTCTGAGAGCTCCGAAGACCTTTCCGAGAAGTCCGAATGCATCTGCCGTACCCCTGTTTCCAGCGACGGAACTTCTGGGGTGCAGCGATGAGCAGACGGAGAAAGTTGGATGGCCCACGAACGCAGAACGAAATACGTGGGCCACCAGGGCCGGCCGCCGGGAAGAGAAGCTCCGGCGGCCGGTGCGCGCAAATGGGAGGAAGCGCGGGGAAATCATTCAGCGGCCTCCGCTTTCGGGAGGTCATAGAAATCGTTCGGGAGCACCTGGCCGTCAGTAGCGGCGACGATGCGCTCCATCTGATCTTTCTGCGGGATCCGCTCGCGATTGATCCACTTCCTCAAGCCAGAAACCGAGCAGTCGCCGATCTTGGCGGCGAGCTCGTCCAAGGGGATGCTTGTGGCTTTGACAAATTCAGCGAGTGTCATGGGCGCAAAGTTGCCCACAATGGGTAATTACGTCAACCCTATTTGGGAAACATCGCTAACGCTCCTGACGTGCTACATGGTCCCGTTATGGGCAACAACCTGAAATCAATCAGAAATTTGAAGGGCTTGACGCAGCAGGAAGCCGCCGATGGCATGCGCGTGTCCAAGGGGCAGTACATCAAGCTCGAGCGAGGCGATCGCCGACTCAACGAGGATTACATCATGAGGGCGGCGCGGACGTTCAGGGTCCCGCCCAGCGAGATCATCGCCGAGGATGATGACTTGCTGCCCGCCGATCCGGCAGCATCTCTTCAGGGATACCTCGAGTTCGCCGGTGTCGCGGAGGCCGGCGCTTTCCGTGAGGTCGACGTCCACAACGACGACCGCCGCCGGGTGGTGCCTATCGCGCCGGATCCTCGGTACAAACGCGCCAGGCAATACGTCTGGCAGATCGCAGGAGACTCGATGAACCGCGCCGGCCTGCTCGACGGCATGTTCGCGGTAGGCATAGATTACAAGGATTTCGTCGAGTTCTATCGGGACATTGAGCCCGGCGACATCGTGGTGGTCGAGCGGATGCGCTTCGACGGCCAGGAGCGCGAGCTGACCTGTAAAAAGTTCTGGAAGGAGAGGGGAGGAATCGCCTTCGTCCCTGATTCGACCAATGACAAGCACCGAGCGATCTCGGTCCCTCGTGACGGCGAAATCGAAGGCGAATCGATAACGATCCTCGCCTACGTCACCGGCGCCTACACGCTGTTCGGCAAGGCGGTTTATGATCTCGACGAGGGTCAGCTGGTGAAGCTGAAATAGGTCGATCCTCGCGCGCGCGGTATCGCGCGCGTGCGCGATAGAAGGTTATCTCTAACCTTAGACGTAGAGCTCTACGCGATACGATTCCGTGTCCCTGGATGTTGATGGTTGGACGCTTACGCGTCCACCTCACTGAACGATTCGTGGTTGGCGTTTCCGCGCGCGCGCGTGCTTATTTTCGCCAAAATCGTTCCAAAAATAATTTCCCACAATGGGTTGACGGCTATCCCATTTTGGGGAAGCCTATAGGGGCAACAAGGTGCTCGCCCCGATGTCTCAGCCATCAGCCTTCCTCGAATTTCTTTCTGACGCGGCCAAGCTGCTCGCGATCGCCGCCGCGCTGACCGGCTGGTACTTCGTGGCCTGGGCGATCGCGACGAGCCCGGTGGTGGTCCCATGAGCGACCACCCAAAAATCCGCAACGCCACGACATCCCAGCTCCGCAGCTGGGCCGACGCCCACGCGATATCGTCCGCACGGTTTGCCGACGAGATGGAGCGCCGCCGCAAGGCTGGAAGGCTGGAGATCGCAGAGGCGCCGCCGCTCGACTACGCGACCATCGTCGAGGGCGAACTCGACATCCCGCTCTACCCGCACGAGATTAGGATCGCAGACGACCGGGAGGATGACTTCGGGGCGCAGCCGCATTCCGACCTGGTCGGCTGGATCTGCATGGCGGTTGCGATCCTGGCGACCGCTGGCCTGATCGCGCTCTGCATCTGGGGTGTCAGAGTTTCAGGTACGTCATGGCTGGACATGCTGTGATGGCGCGGTCCCCATTCACGCCGGCGATTTCCAACGCCCTTCGCGCTCTCAGCGGCGCGCCGCTCGATCGCGTTTCCGGCGGCTATGGAAAGGATTGGCCGGCCGGTCACATCCCGTTGAAAACCGCAAAGCGAATGGTCGATCTCGGCTACGCGGCGGTTGATGGAAAGCTTGGAGGAAAACGCTCCCGGCTGCTGCAGACTGAATCCGGTCGCGTTGCAGGGGGGACTGCCTGAATGGTCCCCGCCTCCCGCCTCACTGACGAGCAGCTCCGCGATCTCGCCGAGAGTAGCTTCGAGGTCCTGAATTTCTGCAGGCGCAAGGGGCTCAAACGCGCCCCGCAGATCGCTGAGCTTGTCCGGACCTTCGAGGTCCGACTCGGATATCGCCAGCCTGAGCTGCCTCGCTCGGAACTTGTGGATGTTGCAAAGAATATCGGCAAGGTCTCATCTGAAAGCAGCAGCAATTACGATGGCGTTACTAGGGACGCTGCCGCCGTATCTCGCGCTGCTTTCCATGAACAGTGCAATTGAGGGGGAGACTTTCATTATGTCAGTTGAAGTTCTACGACCCGCCGACCGCACCGCCTGGCTGGCCGAACGCCGCAAGGACCTTACCGCCTCCGACATCGGCGCCGTCGCCGGCGTCGACCGCTACCGTTCCGCGCTCCGGGTCTATGCCGAGAAGACCGGGCAGTTCCACGACGACTCCGACAACAACATGATGCGGCGCGGACGCTGGCTGGAGCCAGCCGTGATCGAGGCGCTCAGGGAACGCTTTCCGACTTGGGACATCCGTCGCGCCGGCGTCTATCTGCGCGACACCGAGATCCGCATGGGAGCAACTCCGGACTGCATCGCGGAGGATCGAGACGAACCGGGCATCATCAACATCCAGTGCAAGGTCGTGGCCAAGCCCGTCTTCGACAAGGAGTGGGAGGATGGCAGGGCCCCTCTGAAGTACCAGCTTCAGACGCTCGCCGAGGGGTTAATGCTGGGAGCGCGCACGAACCTGGTCGCCGCGCTGGTGATCGATACCTTTTCGGCCGAGCTGGTGGTCGATGAGGTTCCCCGGCATGCCGGCGCAGAGGCCAGGGTCCGGGAGATCGTGACCACATTCTGGTCTGACATCAAGGCGGGCAAGCAGCCCAAGGTCGACTATCAGGCCGATGGCGAACTGCTGTCATCGATGTACCCCGAACATCAGCCCGGCAAGATCATCGACCTTCGATCCGACAATCGCATGCCGATCCTGCTCGCCGAGCGCGCCGATCTCAAGGCGCGCATCAAGGCTGACGGCGAGCGCGTGGACGAACTGGACAGCGAGATCAAGGCGAAGATGGGCGATGCCGAGGAAGCCCTGGTGCCTGGGTTCAAGCTGACGTGGAAGAGCCAGCACCGCAAGGAATACAAGGTAGAGGCCTCGACCATCAGGCCACTCCGGATCACTGACCGCAGAGAGAAGGAAAACGGCTGAAATGGAAACCGTGACAGCAGAACGGGAGGAGCGCTATTCCGCGCTCGATCAGTTTGCCCGGCAGGGCGAGCAAAGCAGGGGAGAGGTTGCCGCGATACCCGCGTTTGCGGCGCCCGTCGATCGCGTCGTCGGCGCGCAAAAGGTGGCCGTCTACCGCGACGAGGCCCGTGTCCTCGGCAAGCTGAAAGCGCTCGCCGCCGCCGCAGGAACAGACTGGTACTATCGTTTCCCGGTCAAGAACCGGAAGGACAACCGGACGGACTGGATCGAAGGGCCATCCATCAAGCTCGCGAACGATCTCGCCCGCCTCTACGGCAACTGCGACATCGACGTCAGGGTTCAGGATGTCGGGCAGGCATGGATGATCTACGCCCGGTTCGTCGACCTCGAGACCGGCTATTCCTTGGTGAGGCCGTTCCAGCAGAACAAGGGCGGCTCCAGGATCGGCGGCTCCGACGACAGCCGCCGGCTCGACATCGCGCTGCAGATCGGAGCCTCGAAGGCAATCCGCAACGTCACTGTCAACGCGCTGCAGACCTTCGCCGACTTCGCCTTCGAGGAAGCCAAGGGGGCCCTCGTCGAGAAGATCGGCAAGGACATCGGGAAGTGGCGGGGTGCAACGGTCGAGCGCATTCAGGAGCATGTCGAGCTGATCCGCGTCGAGACCGTCGTCGGCCGAAAGGCTGCGGACTGGCTGGCGCCTGACATCGCCAGGATCATCGCCATGATGAAGGCCGTTCAGGACGGGATGGCGACGCTGGACGAGACCTTCCCGCCGATCGCTGCGACCGGCGAGGTCAAGGATGACGCCGCCGGCGATGGTGAAGGCGACAACAAGCTCGATGGGTTCGCCGCGGGCGAGAAGAAGCCCGCACCGCCAGCCGAGACGAAGGCTCAACCGGAGAAGCCGGCCAAGGGCAAAACGTCGACTGAAAAGCAATCCGCCAAGAGCGAAGAACAGCACCAGCAGAATTCGGAGCCCGGCCCCGTTAGCGGCTCCGAAGGCGGCGAGGGCAGTCCCCAAGCCCCGACCCCGGCCCAAGCCGCCGAGAAGCCGTCGCCCGACACCACCGAACCGTCGGGCGACGGTGATCCCCTTGCAAAGGCCAGAGCCGAGGGCGCCCAGGCCCGCGCGAACAAGCAGGTCAGGAAATCGATGCCGGCCGCGTACCGAAAGGACGAGGCCCTGTCGGAGGCCTGGCTGCTCGGATTCGACACCGGCGAAGCCGAGAGGCAACCCGGCGAAGACGGCTAGATAGCATAAGCGTTTCGATGCCCGCCGCCCCTGTTGGAGGGCGGCGGACGGCACCGCTTTGTCGAAAGAAGGCACATGAAAGAGATCAGGGCGAACGTCATCGACAGGTTCAGGAAGGGAGAGCGCCTCGTGCAGGTCGTCTCCGAGCCCGGCGTCACGAAGGTGATGACGAAGGCTGGCCTGGTCGATCATCCCTTCAAGCCTGGCGACATCGCTCTGACGGCCGGAGATGGAACCGTGATTGTAGCCCCGGCCGGCTTCGAGGCCGTGCTCGACTACGCAGAGCGGGTTCTTGATGGCGACCAGCGCGCCAACACCGACCCGATCGGGCTGCAGATGCTGGCGGCCGCGATCGTGGCGATCTCCTCGATCCAGCCGCCCATTGCGCCACCACCTGCCGCTGAAGCTGCTGCCGTCCTGGCGACGGCCTAACGTTGGAGCCCCTCCATGACTGATATCAGAGAGCGCGTCGCCTCGATCATCGCCAAGCACCTCGGTGTGCCGGCCGAGCGCGTGGTTCCTCCGGCCTCGATCATCGAGGATCTCGGCGGTGACAGCCTCGACCACGTCGAGATCGTCATGACGCTCGAGGAAACCTTCGGGATCGAGATCAGCGACGACGAGATGGATGCGATCCGAACCGTCGGTGATGCGATTGCTCGCGTCGAGAAGGCCACCCGCAATGGCTGAGGTTGTCATCACCGACGAGATGGTCAAGGCAGCAGCTCAGGCCGCCTACGGCTCGCACTACGAGCGTCACATGAAGATGATGCGCAAGGCGCTAGCGGCGGCCGTGACGGCGGGCGAGCAAGAATGGCAGCCAGGGCCGCCGCCTGACAACGTTGGCTACGTCGACGTCCGCGAAGTCACCACCTATCGCTTCATGCCTTACAAGCCGGACGGTCGGCGGCAGATGGGAAAGCGCGGGCGCTGGCAGTCAGCGACCCAATACGGCTTTGAGAATTGCGATCCGCCAGTTGGTGAGTGGCGTACAAATCCGGGAGGCGATCAGTGACCGAAGACCTCGCCCTCCCGCTGCAGCCGGCCTTTGTCCCGCCGTCCCTCATAAGGATCGTGGACACAGAGACGACCGGGCTGAAAGACCCCGCCGAAATGGTCGAGATCGGCTGGACCGATATTGTCCTGACGCGCGGCGGCTGGGTCATCGACGACGGCCCCCACAGCCTGATCGTCAATCCAGGCATGCCGATCCCGTTCCCGGCAATGGCCGTGCACCACATCACCGAAGCTGACGTCGCCGAGGGCGTCGATCCAGAGCAGGCCCGCCGTCTCATCCTCAACGGCGCCGACATGCTGGCGTCGCACAACTGGGCCTACGACATCCGCTTCATCCGGACCAAAGCGCCGGCGATCTGCACCTACAAGTGCGCGCTGACCCTGTGGCCGGACCTCCAGAGCCACGGCAACGGATCGATCCGATACGAGCGCGGCTATTGCATCGGTGACGACCGAGCCTACCCGCCGCACCGCGCCGGCCCCGATACATGGATCACCGCGCACATCTTGCTCGATATCCTCACCGAGATCTCGGTCGAGCGCGCAGTCGAGATCACCGAGAACCCGGTCGAGCTGAAGCGGATCAATTTCGGTGAGCACGACGGCAAGCTCTTCACCGAGGTCCCCTGGGACTACCTGCACTGGATTGTCCACAAATCGAAGATGCCGACTGATCCGGAGCGCGTGAACGAGGTGTTCACGGCGCGCGCGGAGCTCGCCCGCCGGCAAGCCGAGAACGCTGCGCAGAATGTGGGTGGAGCATCCGACGTCGATCCGGATGGCTGGCGCCGCACCTTGCCGGCGGCAACAGGGGGTGCCGCCTGATGGCCATCTTCTCGGCAACCACAATCCTGTCGGACGAGCAGTTCCAAGAAGCCATGAGACTGGCAGCCGCTTCGGCGGTTCACGCGCTGGAGCCGACGATGACTGCCTACAATCGGCGGCTGAACGACCTGCTTGAGGCGAACAACCGGTACCTCCAGGACGGCCGGAACTGGCGCATTGTCGAGAAGCTGCGCGCCAGCGAAGGGAACTCGGTCGAGGTCCTTTGCGACAACCCCGACTTCAACGGCCAGCCGAACAGCGCGGTGGTCTGCAGCGGCGACTGGACCGACTGGCAGCCGGCCCGTTTCACAGGCGATTCCATCGACGAAGCCCTGGGCGCGGCAGTCGTGGCCTTCAACAAATGGGAGCGCGAAAATGGAAGCCGCTGAGCCGAAACGGCCCCGACACCACGGTGCAATCCTTGCCGCGCTGGAAGCCGGCCTCTGCACCGCCCACAGCCTCGCCCGGCAGCTCGGTATCACCGAGCGCTCGATCTACCGCAACATCGCGCAGCTGAAAGCCGACGGCGTTCCGATCAAGGGGGAAGCGGGAGTCGGCTATATGCTGCGTCGTCAACCGGGGGTGTCCCAATGACCCGCCGGCGCGATCGCCGCTTTGCGATCATCTCGACATGGCTTCGCCGGCGGGGGTTCCGCATGCGGACGATCAACACGGGCAGCAGCCACCCTCGCGAGCCGGTTTGCATCCTGATCGTGAAAGCGACGAGCAGGGAGGTTGCCCGGCTATGACTGACGTTCGCTCATGGTCGCCACAGCAAGCCGCCGCCCTCGACGCGGTTTCCCGCTGGTATGGGAGCGGGCTGGACCGGTCACAGGTCTTCCGGGTTTTCGGCTATGCCGGTACCGGCAAGACGACCTTGGCCCGCCACTTCGCCGAGGGTCTGGCCGGCGATGTCCTCTACGCCGCCTACACCGGCAAGGCGGCGATGGTGATGCGCCGCAATGGCTGCCACAACGCCATGACCATCCATGCCACGATCTACAACGTCGATTTCAACGTCGACACCGGCGTCAAGAAGTTCGTCCTAAAAGACGTCGACGACCTCTCGCATATCGCGCTGTTCGTCATCGATGAGTGTTCGATGGTCGACGCAGAGATCGGCAAAGACTTGCTTTCGTTCGGCGTCCCTGTGCTCGTGCTCGGCGACCCCGCGCAGCTGCCGCCAGTGAAGGGAACCGGTGGGGGGTTCTTCACCGACGCGGATCCGGACGTCATGCTGACGGAGATCCACCGCCAGGCCGCCGAGAATCCGATCGTTCGGATGGCAACGCATATCCGCGAGGGCGGCCGTCTGCAGCACGGCCGGTTTGGCGAGAGCCGTGTTATCGCGCGCGGCGACCTGAGCCAGGATGATGTCACCGGTGCGGATCAGGTCCTGGTCGGGCTGAACAAGACGCGAGCGCTCTATAACAGCCGCATGCGACAGCTGAAGGGCTTCCAAGGCCAGATGCCCGAGGTCGGCGAGCAGCTGGTCTGCCTGAAAAACGACCGCAACAAGGGCATCTTCAACGGGGGTTTGTGGAGCGTCGTCGAGCTAAAGAAGCGCCGGCGCGGCAGCCTCAACGATCATTGCGTCCGCATGTTCGTGTCATCGCTCGATTTCGAGTCGACGACGCCGGTCGATATCCGCGTCCGCGAGGAATTCTTTCAGGGCCGCGGGAACGAGGTGCCCTGGAAGGAACTCCGTGGAACTCAGCAATTCGACTACGGCTATGCCCTCACGGTCCACAAGAGCCAGGGCAGCCAGTGGGATCACGTCTGCCTGTTCGACGAATCCGGGAACTTCAGCACAGACCGAGCGCGCTGGCTTTACACCGGCCTGACGCGCGCGGCTGCAAAAATCACGGTGGTGATGTGATGGCACCCAAGCTCGCTCAAAGCATCAGCTTCTTCCTCTGCGAACACTGCCATTCGGTTCACATCGGGCTTTGGCGCAACGGCAAGATGTACGCTGAAGCAATTCCGACTGACATCGATGGCGTCGCCGCTGATCTCGCCGCGACGATCGAGGAAAGCCGCCGGCGCCAACGCGGCGCGCCGCTGGCGCACAAACCCCACTGAGCCGCGCAGAAGGAGCACGGAAATGGCAGCACCGAAGAAGGTCTTCAACTGGTCCGCCAGGAGGTCGACGAACTCGATCTCGATCAGCGGATTCGACGCCAAGGGCACGGCCCTGAAGGTGGTCGGCGTCCCGGTCATTGAAGCCGGCAAGAAGGGGAAGGGGCCCGTCGTCACCGACAAGGCCGGCGACCGCTTCGAACTGGTCTCGGCGTAGGGGAGCGGCGACCACGATGACAATCCCCGTCGCCGCCTTAGAACGCCACATCGGCATCCTCGGCAAGACCGGTTCCGGCAAGTCCAACGCCGCGAAGGTGCTGGCCGAAGGCATCATGCAGGGCGGCGGCAGGGTTTGCGTCATCGATCCCACCGGCACATGGTGGGGTGTCCGCCTCTGGCCGAACGGGAAGCCGTCGCGGTTCAAGCCCGTCATCTTCGGCGGCAACCACGCTGACATCGCGATCTCAGCCGAGCACGGCGCGGCGGTAGGTGAGGCGATTGCCACGGCCTCATCGTCGGCGATCATCGATACCCGGTTGATGACGGTCGGCGCCAGGACGCGGTTCTTCACCGGCTTCGGCGAGGCACTGCTGCGCACGAACAAGGGTCCGCTGCATCTCATCATCGACGAGGCTCACCTCTTCGCGCCTCAGGGCAAGGTCAATGATCCGCAGTCCGGCGCTATGCTGCATGCAGCCAATAACCTGGTCAGCTTGGGGCGGGGGATCGGCCTTCGCATCATGCTGATCAGCCAGCGGCCGGCGAAGCTGCACAAGGACAGCCTTACCCAGATCGAGACCCTGGTCGCGCTGCGCCTGATCGCGCCGCATGACAGGCGCGCCATCGACGACTGGATCGGCGAGTGGGCTGACCCGGCGAAGGGCAAGGAGATCACAGCGTCGTTGGCGTCGCTGCCGACCGGGACGGCATGGGTGTGGTCGCCGGAGATCAATCTGCTCGATCAGATCAAGTTCCCGCTGGCCGCTACATTCGACAGCGGCAAGCCGCTATCCTTTGGCGAGGCAGCCCCGGAATTGACGCCGATCGACATCAAGGAGGTCGGCGACCGGCTGGACAACATCCGTCAGGAGGCGGAGGCCAACAACCCGGCGCGGCTGAAGGCGGAGATCAACAGGCTGACGGCGGCATTAAATAAAAGTCCGAAACACGACATGCCCGATCCGGCAGCGATCGAGGCGGCGCAGGCCAAGGCTTACAGCGACGGCTACAAAGAAGGACGCAAGGCTGGGCAGCACGACGCGTGGATCGAGGGCGAGAGCGCCATCCGCGCCGAGATCGGACGGCTGCAGCAAGACAGCGATAGCGTTGCAAGAGATGCCGCTGCCGTGCATCGCAGCCTGAAGTCTCTCGATCAGGCTATAGCGAAGTTCTCAAACCGGCCCCGTCCAGACGTCCAGAATCCTGCCCCGGCAGCCACTGCGCCCGTGAGACAACTGAAGCGTCCGTCGCCAATCGCTCCAAAAACTGAAGTGTCGGGGGGTCGGCTAATCCTGACCAACCCGCAGAGCGCGCTGCTCGCCACCCTGGCCTGGTGGCGTGCCATGGGTCATGCGGAACCGACTCGAGCACAGATCGCCGCCAAGGTCGGCTGGAAGGTTGGCGGTTCCAATCTCAGGAATCGGTTTGCTGATCTCTCCGGCCTGGGCCTGATCGAATATCCGTCGACCGGACTGGTCCGGCTCACCGAGGCCGGCGTTGCGGCCGCACCGGAGCCCGATGTCGCCGACGGCCTGATCGAAAGCATCCGCCGGGAGCTGACCAACCCGCAGCGGTCGCTTTTTGACGTCCTGCTCAACGCTGCGGGACCGATGTCGCGGGAGCAGATCGGTGCCGCGCTTGGATGGGAGCCCGGAGGGTCGAACCTTCGCAATCGCCTCGCTGACCTCTCCGCGCGCGAGCTTATCCGCTATCCCGGCAAGGGCATCGTCGAGCTGCAGGAGTGGGTGCAATGACGCGGGCGGAGCATCTGGCTTGGGCGAAGGCGCGCGCGCTGGAACTCGTCGACGCCGGGGAATTGGAACAGGCCGTCGCTTCGATGATCTCCGACCTCGGCAAGCATGAAGGAACCGTCATGCACGGCGCGCCAGCATCGGTGGTGATTGCTTTGGGCATCGCGGAGGTCGATCGCGGCGCTGCCGCTGTCCGTCACTGGATCGAAGGCTTCAACTGAAAAGGGAAAATCGCAATGGCGGGTAGCGTCAATAAAGTCATTTTGGTGGGAAATTTGGGCGCCGATCCCGAGATCCGGCGCATGAACAGCGGCGATGCGGTGGTCAATCTCCGCATCGCGACATCGGAGAGCTGGCGCGACAAGAACTCGGGCGAACGCAAGGAAAAAACCGAGTGGCATCAGGTGGTTATATTCAATGAGAATATTGCCAAGGTGGCGGAGCAATATCTGAAGAAGGGCATGAAGGTCTACATCGAGGGCCAGCTGCAGACCCGCAAATGGGAGAAGGATGGCGTCGAGCGCTATTCGACTGAGATCGTGCTGCAGAAGTACCGCGGCGAGCTTCAGATGCTGGATTCGCGCGGGCAGGGCGACGGTGGCGGCGATCGGCGGGATGACCGCCGCGACGACAGGCGCGATGACCGCTCCAGTGGCGGCGGTACCAGCAGCCGGTCATCGCGCGAGCTCGACGACGAGATCCCGTTCGGTCCGGAGTGGCGGTAATGGCCGACGCCGTCCAGCACCCCCCACATTACGGTGGCGACGCCATCTACGAGACGATCAAGGTCCTGGAGGCTTGGTTGTCACCCGAGCAGTTCATAGGATTCTGCCGGGGCAACACGATCAAATATCAGTCGCGCGCCGGTAAGAAGGGCGACGTGGCCGAGGATCTCCGCAAGTCGGAGTTCTACAGCGCCTATGAGCGCGATTTCCGGCGCCGGCTCGATATAGCCGAGATCGGGGAGGAGCGCGCAGCGTCGATCGCGGCCGTGGTTTCCACGATGCTGCTCGATCACCAGGTCAGGGAACTGCTCGACGCGCTTGATGTGCCGGCAGAGGCTCGGCCCGCGCACCGCGGCGAGGCCTTCAAGATGGCGATCGATCTCGTCAAGAGGCGCGAAACAAGGAGTTCAACCTGATGGACAAGATTAGTGTTCTCGACCACGGATTCGTCAGGCTCGACGCGTTTCTCGAGGAGGTCGGGCTGTGACCGTCCGGTGCGCGACATGCGGTCAAGCGACGCCCGCCTTCGACGCGGAAGCGGCGATCTTCACCGCTCGGCTCTCGCATCTGCAGGCTCGCATTTTCAGGGCGCTAGCCTCCGGTGACGGCCAGTTCGTTTCTTGGTCGGAAATCGCCGCACAAGCCTACAGCACCGATCCAGCAGGCGGACCCGATGACGTCGCAAACGTGATCAGCGCGATGGTACACCGCATGAGGGCGAAGCTTCGGCCGCTCGGTCTTTCGATCGACGGGCACAAGGGCGGCGATGGCGGGTATAGGCTTTCGGTGAAGGAAGACCTGAGATGACGCCATCTGCTACAATCATTCACCGCTATCGGTTCCTAACGGCTGAGGTCGTCGAGGCCCTTGGCGTCAGCCAGGACTGCCTCGCCTACAGCATCTCGATCGACGCCGGTGGGCTTGTCGTGGATGTCGTCGAGCCGGGAATTAACTCCCAAGGTTCGCAGACGAACTCCCAAGGTTCGGCTGATCCGACGCCGTCGATCGCGGACGGTGACGCCGAGTCGCCGCCATGGGACGAGGAAGAGACCCCGGCGCCCGAGCCGGAGCTGAAAGGTGGCCCGCTAGCCCAGCGCGCGTCGATCTGTTGCGGGGAGGGAAGTTTCCGGCTGCTGCTTGGTGTGCAGACCGCCGAAGATGCCAGAGCGGAGATATTGCGCCGCTGCGGGATCACAACCCGCAAGATGCTCGATCACGATGACAGAGCAGCCGCGATCTGGCGCGCGATCGACGGCAAGTATCGACTCTGGTTGGACGGTCATGATGTCGAACTCGATTGACGACCGACCGGCCACGCGTGTGCGCGCCAGCGAGGCCGCGATCACGGCGGCGCTAAACGCGCTGCGCGCCACCGGACACCACGTCCAGGCGCTGTGGATAAGCGGTGGAAAAGTCGAAATCAGGTGCAGTCCGCTTGAGGGCGCGCCCGAGCCCGAAAAGGATGGAGGCCTCAAGGATTGGTGAGGTCTGCTGTGAAAGTCGATTATCCCGGGCTGTTGCTCGAGCCGCTGCCTTCGGGTGCCATGCGCTACCGGGTCCGTCCTGCCGGCGATCGCGCGAGGCGTATCCGCATCCATTGCGGCCCCGGCCACGACGACTTCCAGCGCCAGTATCTCGCGGCACGCCGCGGCGAAACTCCAGAGCCGCTTAAGGCGGCGTCAGACTACGCCCTTCCGAAATCGATCGGCTGGCTGGTCAACGCCTATTTCGAGTTCTTGGCTCGACGTGTCGACGCCGGCACGACCAGCGCAAAGACTGTGAAGAAGAAGCGCAACCTGCTCAATCGTCTGCTCGCCGATCCCGACCGCAAGATGCTCATTCCGCACGAAAAGCTCATCGAGATGCATGACACGATGGGCGCGACGCCCGCCCAGGCTGACGCCTTCATCGAGGCGGTTGCAGTCATGTACGACTGGGCGATCGAGCGCAAACACATGCGGGAAAACCCCGCGCGCGGCATCAAGGCGGTTTACCAGAAGGGGGAGGGCGCAACGCCATGGAATGCCGGAGACGTGAAGGCATTCTTTGCCAGGCATGCGACGGGGTCGAAGGCGCACGTAGCCATGTCGGTCCTGCTGTGGACCGGCTGCCGTATCGAGGATCTCACCATGCTCGGCCGCGCGCATGAATGCGTGATCGAAGGGATAGAGGCAGTCCGCTGGCAACCGCTTAAGAAGGGGTCGACGGAGGTTGCCGTGCCGCTGCTGCCGCCGCTGAAGGCGGCGACCAGGGCGCCGAAGGTGCAGGGCGCAACGTACGTTCTGGGCAGGGGAGGAAAGGCCTACGCGAGCGGCGACTCGATGTCCGCTATGTTCAAGCGCTGGTGCCAAGAGGCGGGCTTATATAACCTGTCCGCTCATGGGGTCCGCAAAGGCCTCGCTGAGCTGCTCGCGGAGCTGGGTTGCAGCCAGTACGACATCATGGCGATCCTTGGCCATTCGGAGGCCAAGACGAGCGAGGTCTATACGCGGAGAGTGGAGCGTTGGCGGCTGGCGGCCAAGGCCATCAAGCGAGTCAGTGTGTCCCACGACTGGTTCTCGCGTGGGACACATTCGGCCTGA